ATGACAGACGACGCGCGGTACAACCTCGCGCCGATGGCAGCCTCCTGGCTCCGGGCGCTCAGGTCTCAGAACAAGTCGGAGAACACGGTCAGGATCTACGGGCAGGCGGCGAAGTCGTTCACCCAGTTCCTCCTCGACCCCGAGTCGGGGTACCGGCCGGCGGTCGACGAGGACGGAACCGAGGGGAGGCCCGCCCCGGCCGAACTGGAGGAGATCCACCGCGAACACCTCGAGGCGTACATCACGGCGACGATGAAGCGGACGAGCGCGAGCAACGCCCACAACCACTTCCGCTCACTGAAGACGATGTTCAACTGGCTCGTGGACGAGGAGGAGTTGGACCGCTCCCCCATGCGCACGATGAAGCCGCCGGCGCTGCCCGAAGTCGAGGTGCCGGTGATCCCTGACGCCGACCTGAAGGCGCTCTTCGCGACGTGCAAGGGGAAGTCGTACGCGGACCGCCGGGACATGGCGATCCTGATGCTGTTCCTCGACACGGGGGTACGCCTGTCGGAGGTGACCGACCGGCGCGTCTGCGACCTCGATCTGGACCTGATGGTGCTCCAGGTGCTCGGCAAGAACAACAAGGTCCGGTCGGTGCCGTTCGGGCGGGCCACCGCGACCGCCCTGGACCGGTACCTGCGGGCAGCGGCGAAGCACAAGGGCAAGGCCCTGGACGAGGACATGTGGCTGTGGTGGGGGGACCGGAACCGGGGCCAGCGGATCACGATCTGGGGAGTCGGGACCATGCTCAAGCGGCGCTGCGCCGAGGCAGGTATCGAGGCGCTGCACCCGCACCAGTTCCGGCACACGTTCGCGCACCAGTGGAAGGTGGGCGGCGGGAACGAGGACGACCTGATGCGCATCACCGGGTGGAAGAGCCGTCAGATGCTGTCGCGGTACGCGGCATCGGCCGGCAGCGAACGGGCCCGGCTCGCCCACAAGCGACTGAGCCCCGGCGACCGGCTCGGGTGAGCAGGCCGTCGGGGCACCAGGACTGGGTGGGTTACCGCGCGCCGAGGCGCTGAATCTCGAGGGGGCCAGCGAGCCGCGGCACCTGCAGGCACAGGAGGGCGATCGCCGCGGCTTCCCCTATCTGAGCGGGGTCATGGGCCAGTCTGACGACGGCCCCGCAGTCGCGATACATCATCGGCGTCCCTGGGTCGAGGTCTACCGACTCGACTTGGACTTGCGCCACGTGACCCCCTATCCCGCTGGCGGTCCAGACATGCCGAACCGCACAGGCGTTCGAAACGCGCGAGGTCCGGACACCATACGACTCATGACCCACTTGGCGCAGCGTTCACACCTGTTGCAGTCAGTTATCTTCCGATTGTGACAGTTCAGAGATAAACCATCCTGCGGCGCCGCCCATCAGGCCTGATCGGCCTCACGGTCCCAGCGCTCAGCAATCGCGCGGGCCTTCGGGCCGGCCTCAGCTTCCCCGCCCAGCGTTCGGATGAGGACGGCAGGCGGTCCGGCGGTGAGTTCTTCGGCCGTATACCCGATCGTCTGCATGTGCGCGGCAGCCGCCACAACCTCGCGAGGCAGCTGAAGCCCCGCCGCGATCGCAGAGACGAGGCTGGGCGTGACCGTGTACCCCTGGCCCGCAATGATCTTGCCCACCAGGCTCTTACCCGGACTCCAACCCGTCTCCGGGTCTACAGCCACGGCGGCGAAGTCTCGGGTGCTCATGCGGCGCCCAGTTCCGACGTTCGCCTTCACTAGCTCGGTCAGTGCGTCGCGCTGCTCAGGCATACCGCCCTCTCCGAACACGCATTGTCCACACTCCACATCGGGCCGAACCGGAAAATTAGCAGGTCAAGCGGCACAACCTTCTTGCGCTTGCGCTTCATTGTCCACGATCGAGGACGGGAACGGGGGCCCGCCCCTGTTACGGCTTGACATTTGCCCGAATCGGAACCTGCCCACGATCGTGGACACCGCTCGAACGATGTGCTTTAGTGAGACCTGCCCACGATCGTGGGCAGGGATACGGAGGCACTCGTGACCCCTGATCGGCTGCAGCTCACCGACAGCGAACTGCTGCGGCGGCTGATGCAGTGGGCGCCAAACGGCAGGCCACTGACCATCAGGGAGCTCGCCGCCGCAGCAGGCGCATCCAAGAGCAAGATCCATGCACTCCTCTCCGGGGAGCGCACAACCGTGGCTCCGGATGTCGCCGGACGTATCACGACTGCGCTGGGAGTACACGAGCGCGCTCTCTTTTTTCAGCCACTGCCCACGCCCGCGGGCGAGGGCAACAGGAAAGGACACCGGCATGAACACGAGCGAACAGTCGATGCGCATGCGACTCGCGGCTCACAAGAGCTGGTCGGCCACGACCGACCGGTCCGCTCGGACCGAGGCCGCTCGTAAGGCCAGCCACCACACGCGGTTCCTGAAGAAGGCCCGCGAGATGCACCCGCAGGCCACCGAGGAGCAGATCGAGGCAGTCGCCGAGTCCCTCCGGAAGGCGCACTACACGGAGCTCGCCCTGAAGTCGGTGCAGTCCCGGCGGATCAAGAGCGCGCAGGCCAAGGAGGCGAAGCGGGTGCGCCAGGAGAACGAGATCGCGCGGCTCGAGAACAGCATCGCCGCCGCCTAGCGAGCAGTCCGCAATTCGCCGGCACCGACATGCATCGGGGCCGCCCCGGACCGGGCCTGGTCCAGAGACGACCCCTACACCAGCACATCTCAACCCACTGAGAGGTAACCGTGTCCAACCACCTTACCGAGGGCCGGATCGCCGCCGCTCTGACGGCCGCGACGCAGCCCGAGGGCGAAACGCCCTGGCAACTCCTCCTCACCCGCCCCCCGATGACGCACGCCGATGTCCGGCAGGCGATCTGCAGGGCGCGGAATCCCGAGTTCTGGGAGTTCACCGGCAAGACCGAGCCGACGATCCGGGCCGAGGCCTCGCGGGCCCAGGTCGTCCAGGAGCTCGCCCGCCGGGACGGGTACCTGACGGCGCTGGCCGCCGCCGAGCACATCCTCAGCACCACCCCAGTCCTGCCGGTGCACATCGACGTCCGCCTCGCCGAGTGGAACGACGGGCCGACCCTGGTCATGACCTTCCACCAGCGCGTCGACCAGGTCCACGCGTTCGCCGCGCACGTCGGCAGCGAGGTCAGCGAGCAGCCCCACGGCGAAAGCTCGATCCGCGTCGAGACCTTCGGCACCACCGAGTCGGGCGTCCGGTTCGAGGCGTACACCCTCATCGACGCCCCGGCGGTGTCGGAATGAGCGCCCGTACGACGATCACCGGCGCGGTCCTCGGTGTTCTGCCCGGCGCGACCCTGGACGCCCGCGTCACGGTGGAGCAGCCGCTCCAGCACGGCCGGGACACCTGGACGGGCACCGTGGCCGGCCTCGCCGAGCGGATCGCCGACGCCATCGAGGGGAAGGACACCCAGCCGGGCGAGTCCACCCCGACGATCTCCGCCCGGGACGCCCGTACGGCCGTCCTCGTCTCGATCGCCCGCGCCCTGCGCGAGCAGCCCACCGGGGCCCGGCTCCTGGACGGCCTGGACGAGCTCGGCGAGGCCGCCGTGTGCGAGGACGCCGCGGCGATGACCGAGTGGGCGGACGCCCTGGCAACCCTGGTCGGTATCGACGAGGCCCTCGGCGCGGCCGCGACCGCACCTCTGACCGTGTACCGGGCCGAGCACGAGACCATCCGCGTCGTTCACTACACCACCGAGGCCGCCGCCCGCCGGCACTGCGAGGCCCTCGTCAGCGACGAGCACCCTGCGGACCGGGCGCTCCTCTACACGTGGGCCAGCCTCGGCGACGACGGCGACTCCGAGGAGCCGTACGAGCTCGTCGTCCAGGTCGACGGCGGCCCCCAGGTGTTCACCGGGTACGTCGTCGTCCCGCTGGACGTCGCCGACGCGTACGACCCCGACGCCGAGTGACGCCGTGGACGGCGACCTCTGGGTCCTCTGCTCCCTCATCGGTCTCGGCCTGGCCGTCGGCGTCCTGATCGCCGTCGGCTGGGCCGCCGACCACCGGATCACCACCACCAACAAGCACCGCAAGGCCCCTGGGAGGGGTACGCCATGACGCTCACGCAGCCCGAGCCCACCGCCCGGAAGACCGACACCAACACCCTGCTGACGCTGGGCCTGGCCGCCATCGCACAGCGCCACGAGGAGATCCGCAGGCAGGACCGACTGGACGACGAGAACGCCGTCCGCCGCGCCAAATCGGAGGCCCGGGCCACGTTCGGCCAGGAAGCGGCCGCTGCTCTCGGCGAATGGCTGCCGTCGCAGGAAATGCCCGAGCGCATGTACCAGGCGTTTGTGGAGCTCGACCCGCGCACGTCCCTGATCTGCACCACGCCGCGTTTCCCTTCGGGCACGAGGCCGGAGACGGTGTTCGAGGTCCTGGCGTACTGCGGTTCCTGCAGCAGCCACTCGACGACCGCCGTCGGGTCGCTGGCCGATCTGGCCGGCGCGCTGCGGGGCGGTCTCCGCTGATGGCGGCGAGCGGCTTCAACACCCGCATCACGTCGCGGGCGCGCCGCCCGGCGAACGCCAAGTCCGAGGCCAGCGAGGCGTTCGGGATTCCGCGGGTGCCGTTGCCGGCGGACCTGCCCGGCATGTGCCGGACCCGGGGCTGCGGGAGCTCCCGCCCCGAACCGGCCCCGTCCGGGTGGGCGCGGGTCCAGGTCCTCGGACGCCGCCCGTCGGCGCGGGCCTGGTGCTCGTCGCTGTGCGCCTCCTACGCCCTGGCCCGCCCGACCCGGCGCGCCGAGGGCGGGCCGGGCACCTGCCAGGAGACCGGCTGCGGCACCCCCAGCGCGGAGGCCGCCGCGGCGGGCATCGACACGGCCGGGTGGGTCCGTACCCAGGTCATCGACTCCACCGACCCGGTTCGCCTCTGGTGCTCGGGCCTGTGCGCCGTCTACGGCCTGGCCCTCGCCGAGCTCCGCCTGGAGGTGCTCGCCGATGCCTGACCTGCCGGACCTCCTGGCACTGCTCCTTCCGGCCCTGGTCCTGACGGCCCCGATCCTCGCGGTCCTCGTTCTGGCGGTCCTCCTCTCCCTCGCCGCGCGGTCCCTGATCGCCGGGCTCCACGCCGCCCGCCGCATCCCGGTCGCCGCCGAGCCGGACCAGGACCCCCAGCATCTGGTGGCCTGCCACCGCCCGTCGTGCGGCCACGTCAGCTGGCCGCACGACGAGACGGACGAGGGTCTGCGCCGCTCGCACTGCGGCCAGATCAACCCCGACGCATGAGCGGGTCCGTCCGCCCGTGCGGGGACCTCGGTCTCCCGCACGGCCTGGTCTACGCCCGCCGGTACGTCACCGGCTGGAAGTGCGACCGGCACACCCCGAACGCCGTGCGCGGCCTGCCCGAGCCCCCGCCGGGCCCGGGCTGGCCGCCCGGCTCCTACCTCAACCACCCCGACCGAACCGAACCGTCCGCAGAGGAGCCGCCGTCATGACGACCGCCGCCCGCCCCACCCCGGCCCACATGCCGCGCCGTGACCCCGCCACCGTCGCCGCCGCGAACCGGGAACTGGCCGCCCCGGCCCCCACGCAGCCCCACCAGCCCTACCGCGCCCTGTTCGAGCAGGGCGTCCTTGGCACCACGATGCGCCCCAACCCGAAGTTCGTGGCGATCGCGCTCGCGACTCACGCGGACGCCTCCGGCCAGATCCCCGACGGCGCACAGCCCCGGCTGATCGGCCTCATCCACGACACCGGCCTCCACGTCGGCCAGGTCGTCGTTGCCCTCAACACCCTCAAGCAGCGCGGGTGGATCCGGCAGGCCCAGCCCACCGCCCCGTACGACACCGCGGACCTGATCCTCACCATCCCCCGCCCGATCATGGCCCGCCTCCTCAAGGCCAGCCGCACCCCGCAGCAGGGAGAGACCCCCGATGCCTGAGCTTCCGCACGACCCCTACATCACCGCCGTAATCGCCGCCCTGACCGCCGACGGCCTGGAGCCGGACACCTGGTGGACGTCCGACGCTGAGATCGACCCGTACGCCACCGGCGCCCTCGCGGGCTGCACGACGATGCTGAACGCCGTCATCGCGTGGGACGACACCAGGACCGACAAGGACGACGAGACCGGCAGGGACGGCCTGTTCCTCTTCTGGGACCACCCGGCCGAGCAGTGGCAGTACGCCCGCCCGCGCCCCGAAGGCGGGAACACCGAGCCGGAGTTCCTGCCCAAGCTCGGCCTCTACTCCGACCCGGGCGCCGTCGCGAGCGCCGCCCGCGCCCTGCTGGACGGCCAGCCCTTCCCCGATGGCCACGCCCCGTACTGGCACCCGGCTGACTCCGTCCGTACCGCTGTTGCCGCGTGGGTCACCACTGCTGTGTAAGCCCAACACCCCACCCCTGGAGCACCGTTGTCCGCCGTCGCCGCGCCGCGCACCGCAGCATCCGCTGCGGCTGCGCCGTGCCCGCAGCCGCCCCGCGCGGCCGCAGGAGCCCGCCCGCGCAGCGGCGGCGGCCAGCGTGTGCGCGTGCCCCTGCGCCTGGTTGTAGGCGCTCAGTACCGCGATGCGGCCCTGAGCGTCTACATCAAGATCGCAGCGCTCGCGATGCGCCTCGAGGGCTGCACCGCCAAGGTGTCCGTCCTCGCCGAGTACCTCGGCCTGTCCAAGAGCGTCGTCGAACGCGCCTTGAAGGACCTGACCACGCCCGACGAGGTCGACGGCCTGGTCGAGGTCATCACGACCCGCCGCACCCTGCGCGGCGGCCGCGGGCAGTCCGCCCACCGCGTTGTCCGTACGGCCACCGAGGCCGAGCACTTCGTGTGGGTGCCCGTCCGTGCCGCCGAGGCCCTCTCACCGCGCCTGCTGCGCCTCTACGCCCTCATCGCCTACGCCGAGGCCCGCAACGTCCCGCTGTCCGTCGGGGACCTCGGCGGCATGCTCTACCACCACACCGGCAAGAAGGCCGGCCAGCACCTCGGCGACCGCCAGGCGGCCCGGCTCCTCGATGAGCTCGGCACAACCGGGTGGATCACCGTGCACGCCCGCCAGGGCCTGCAGGGCCGCCACGCCTACGAGACCCACCGCCACCCCGTCCACGCCGTCGCCCAGGCCCCGGCCGCCGCTCCTGACATTCATGACGGATCCGGTGCGGACGATCACGCCGGATCCCTCACGTCTAGGGAAGACCCCAGGACTGACCGACCGGTGACGAGGGCGGGGGTTGGTGGTTCGATCCGCCGTAGGCGAGATGCGGGTAGTAGCGCGCGAGGCCACAGCGAAAAGCGCAGCAGCGGCCAGGCTGGCACGTACCGCGGGCCGGGACTGCAGCTGTCGCCGAGGGTGTGGCAGGTCCTCGAGCCCGTACGCCACGAGCTCCCCGGCATCAGCCCGTACGTGCTGCGCCGCATCGGCCGGGAGATCGGCGAGCAGCTGTCCGCCGGGGTCGGCATGGAACGCCTCACCGCCCGGCTGACGGCCCGGTACTCCCGGCTCACCGCCCACGCCCCCGCCGCCGAGAACGCCCGGCGCGGCGACGTCGGCCGGTGGATCCTCGGCGCGGGCCTTCCCCGCCACGGATGCCGCCTGGCCTCCTGCGAGTCCGGCACCACCTGGTCCACCGGGGAACGCTGCCACCTCTGCACCAACATCGCCGAGGGCGAGCGCCTGGCCGCGGCCGCCGCCGAGCAGCTGCTCGCCGCCGCGCCCCGGCCCGAACCGCCGGCCCCGGTCCGGCCGCCGACGACGTGGCTCCCGATGCCCCGGCCGGAGCCCGGCCCCGAGCCACCCGGCCCTACCGAGCGCGAGCGGCTGCGCGCGGCCGCGACCCCCGAGACCGTCCGCCAGGCGCTCGCCGAGCACGGCGCACCCGCCGCGATCCGCCTGTACGGCAGGGCCCTCGTCCTGCCCCACCTCGCCCAGCACGACGAAGGGACCACCGCATGAAGCCCGCCAGCCACCACATCACCCGCTGCCGCCGCTGCAGCGCCCCGATCGTCTGGTGCCTCACCTCCGCCAACGGCCGCCGCCAGCCGGTCAACGCCGTGCCGGACGAGGCCGGGAACGTCGCGGTGAGCAGCGGCGCGGACGGGGTGCTGTACGTCCGCACCGTCACCACCGCCCGCCCGGACATCCGGCCCGGCGAGTGGCGGGCGATGCCGCACCACGCCACGTGCCCGTCCCCGCCTCCCAGGCGCAGCAGCAGCGGCGGGCAGCGGGCGACGTCGGGCGCGGTCAGGCCGGTCCCGTGGCAGCGGTGAACCCGGCGGTGGAGGCCGCCCGGGACGTGTCCGCGGTCCTCGATGAGGAGTGGCCCACCGGCACTTACGGCGACCGCCGCCCGGGCCCCTGCCCCCACCCGAACCCGAACGCCGCCGCGCACCGCCAGGCCCTCACCGAGGCCCTCGCCGACTGGACGTGCGGCACCACCACCGAACTCCGCGACCGAGCCGCCGCCCAGCTGGACGCCCCATGACCATCGCGGCGCTCCTGGCCCTCATCGAGGAGGAGCTCCCCGGCATCCCCCGCCACCCGGCCCCCCAGATCCCCCGCAGTCGTTTCTCCGCGAAGGACACCACGATGAACACCCAGCCCGAACCTGCCGCCCGCCCCTCGTCCCCGTCCTCAACTACCGCACCCATGGCCGTCGGCGCGCTGATCGCCTGGGCTCTCGGCCACTCCGACCGGGCCGTCCGCCGGCACGGCGAGCAGGCCCACGACAACCTCGGCTGGCTGCGAACCCGGCACGCCGCGGACGAGGAGCTTGCCCGAGTCGACGCCGAGGAGGCCGACCTCGAGGAGCGCCTGGCCGCTGTCCGTGCCCGTAAGGCGCAGCTCGGCTCGCCCTCGAAGCGGAAGTCTCCGGTACGGGACTACGTTCCGGCCGAGGTCCGAGCCTGGGCAAGAGGGGCCGGTCTCGACGTCCCCGCGGTCGGCACCGTGCCGACCGCGATCGTCGCGGCCTGGCGCGAGGCGACCGGCGGTTCCCAGTGATCTCCGCCCGCCTCCGCTACACCGCCGCCCTCTGCGTCGCCGTGGGCTCGGGCGCCGCGTCGATCTACTGCTGTGTGACCGGCCTGTGGACCGGTTGGATCGCGTTCTGGCTGCTGAGCAACGTGTGCGTCGTCGTCTGCGGGCGGATACAGACCACCGCCGCCCGGCTGCAGGAGGCACACCACGCCGCCCAGGTCCTCGCCCGGCAAGCAGAGCTCCTGGACTCCGCGCACTGCGGGGAGCAGAAGCCGCCGTTCAGCAAGGTGCCCGAGCTGGCCGAGCCCACCGAGTGCGTACTGCGCCCGGGCCACCCGGGCAGCCACGCGGACGAACACGGCACCCGCTGGTGGTGGATCGACGAGAGCCACCCGGTCACGCCCCGGGCGCAGCAGCGGTGACCCTCCACCTGGCCATCACCTGCGGCGCCTCCGGCCCGTACGGGACGTGCGGGGCGTACCTGCCGACCGGCACCGCCGACCAGGCCGAGGCCTACGCCACCGCCGTCCGGGCCGGGTGGAGCACCGGCCCGGACCGCTGTCCCGGCCACACCTACCGCCCCCGTACCCACCGCGCCGTCCGCCGGCTGCGCACACCCGGCACGAAGGAGAACCCGACACCATGACCGATACCGACAGCAGCACCCCCGCCTCGCAGCACGTCTGGGAGCGGATTGCCGCCGCCCTGCGCGAGCACTACCTCTCGACGGACCGCGAGGAGGCCGACGCCGACCGCCACCAGCCCTGCCGGTGCGGGGGCTGGCGCGAGGGCGGGCTGGAGCAGAGCGACGAGGACGACTGGGACGCGCACCTCACCGACGTCGTCCTCGCCGAGCTGCGCACCCTCGCCATCGAGATCGAGCAGAAGCCCGGCGGAACGTGCCCGCACTGCGCCGCCCACACCGTCGACCTCGTCGCCCGCGTCCAGGAGCGGATCGGCGGCGACACCTGCCCGCTGTGCGCCGAGTACCTCGAGGCGAAGCGGCGCGCCGACTCCTGGCAGGCCTCCGGCACCCCGATGCGGGATGTCAGCAGCCGGACCGAGCCCACCTACCGGGAGAAGATCGCCGCCGCCCTGTACGAGCAGCAGCTCCGCCGGCCGTGGGCCACCGCCTACCCCCACGACTCCATCAACTACCTCTCCGACGCGGGCCTGTTCCTCGGGATCCGTGACACGGAGATGACCGAGCTGCGCTGCCAGGCCGCACTGTCCGACGCAGTCACTGCCCAGACCAAAAGACTCCTCGAGCGGCGCACCACCACGCTGCGGGCGCGGGCCGAACAGGCCGAGTCCGTCATCCTCCAGGCCCTCACCGGCCTCACCGGCGGCGGGTTCGCGCGCGGCTTCCGCCTGGTCCAGGCCGACGGCCGCGCCCTGGACGGCGCGGTGTTCCCCTCCGGCCGGTGCATCGTCCTGGACGACCCCGAGTACGGGCTCGCGACCGTCGCGGTGTCCGTGGAGGAGCTGCTGCGCGGCGGCTACCACAGTGCCCGCATCGAGTGGCCCGAGCAGCAGCCCGCCGCGCGAGTCGGCGACGTGCAGCCCGAGCTCCTGGCCGCGCTCGCCACCGGGCTCGCGCCCGACGCCGCCCGCCAGGACCTCGTCGCCCGCTACCGGGCCGCCGTGAACGCCGCCGGAGCCCAGCCCGCCACCGCAAACCCCGGTGCCGTGCCCGAGGGGGGCACCGGTGGCTGACTCCCGGCGCTGCGCCGTGTGCGGCCGCACCCTCCGCGACCCGGCATCCCGGGCGCGCGGCACCGGCCCCGTCTGCGAACGCAACACCCGCGCCGTGCGCCTGCCCGCGGCCCGCCGCCCCGCGCTCCCGCCGTACGTGAACGGGCGCCCGGTCGACGACATCGCCACCGACAGCCCTCTCTTCTGACCCGCCGCACCACCCGGAGCGCCCCATGAACGACATCTGCATCAGCTGCTTCGGCCGCCTGCCCGACGACTCCCCGCGCACGGGCTGCGAGGCCTGCCAGTACAGCGTCCACACCTGGCTCCGGGAGCTCCCCCGCCACCAGGTCCTCCTGCAGGACATGCTGCGCCCCGACACCGGGCCCGCCCGCCGCGGCGGCATCGGCCGCGCCCACGCCCCACTCCCCGTCCGCCTCGACGTCCTGGACCTCACCGGCCCCGGGCAGCCCGTCCTCCTGGCCGACCCGCACGGCGACCAGACCGGAGGCGTGCCCATGACCCCGCTCCTCTACGGGTGGGCCCGGTACCTCGCCGCCGACTTCCCCGCGGTGCGCACCGACAACCACGGCACCCTCCACATCGACCGGTGCGACGGGATATGGGTCCGCGGCGGCGCAGACGTACCCGGCCTGTGCCGGTGGCTGGACGCCTACCTCCCCTACGCCGCGACCCGCCCGTGGTGGGACGACCTCTACGAACAGCTCGAGCAACTGCTCCACCGGGTCCGCCGGCTCACCCACACCCGGCCCGTCACCCGCGCCAAAGACGCCCCATGCCCCCTGTGCAGCGCCTGGTCGCTGGTGGAGCGCGACGACGAGCTCCACATCACCTGCACGATCTGCCCCGCCCAGCTCACCCCCGACGAGTACGCCGCCCACCGCACCGCCGTCATGCCCCAGCTCACCGCCCTCGCCCTCCACATCGCCGCCGCCCAGCAGACCGCCGCCTGACCGGCGTACGCCCCTGCGCCCCGCCCCTGACCTGGAGCGGGGCGCAGCCGTTCACGGCGAACCGTAAGGACTAGAACATTCGTTCGGTAAATGATCGGGAGGACCATGCAGTCCACCCGATCAGGAGTGACCGTGAGCACCTGGACGATCCACGAGGGCGACGCCCTCACTCTGCTGCCCACGCTGACCGAACCGGTCGACGCGGTGATCTGCGACCCGCCGTACAACAGCGGCGGCCGCACCAACGCCGAGCGCCGCGCCCAGGGCGCCCGCGACAAGTACGTCAGCGGCGACGCTCAGCACGTGCTCGCCGATTTCGACGGCGACACCCGCGACCAGCGCGGCTACACCTACTGGCTCGGCCAGATCCTCGCCGCCACGTACGCCCGCACCAGACCCGGCGGCAGTCTCCTGGTGTTCACCGACTGGGCGCAGCTCCCCGCGACGTCCGACGCGCTGCAGGCGGGCGGTTACACCTGGCGGGGGATCGTCCCGTGGCGCAAGCCCATCAGCCGGCCGACGCCGAACGGGTTCCGTCGCGAGTGCGAGTACGTCCTGTGGGGCAGTCGCGGCGACCCGCTCCGTCACGCCCCCACGGTCTATCTGCCCGGCTGGCTGGAAGGCTCCCAGCCCCGCGGCAAGACCCGTGTCCACATCACCCAGAAACCCGAATCGATCATGCGGCAGCTCGTCCAGATCGCCCCCGTCGGCGGCCTGGTCCTGGACCCGTTCACCGGCTCCGGAACGACCGGGGCGGCCGCGCTCGCCGAGGGCCGCCGCTTCGTCGGCATCGAGCAGTCCCCGGCCAACGTGACCATCGCACGGGAGCGCCTGGCCGCCGCCTGACCTCGTACGCTCCCGGACAGCGCTGTGCCCCCTGCCCAACTCCCATGGGCAGGGGGCACAGCTGCGTCATCAGGCCTCCGCGGTCGGCGGCTTGAGGTCTGTTCGTTGCCCCTGGCGGGACTTTCGTGCAGCGAAGTACGGCCGGGCCGCCCGGTAGTCCACGGCGTGCGAGCGGCCGATCTGCACGACCTTCGGGAAGTTCGGATCTTCCCGGGCGAGCTGGGAGATGCGCTGGTTACTCATCCGCGGGACGACCCCGTCGGCAACAAGCCGTCGCGCGAGTTCACGGAACGACAACATCTCGGGCCCTCCTTCGTCGGCCTCGGGCATGGGCACCATTCTTCCTGACCTACTAGGCATTTGCCTAGGAAGTCGCTACGCTCAATTCGGCAACAACGAAACGGCCCCGGCCGGCGCTCGCAACGCCACGTGGCCGGGGCCAGCCAACCGCCTGATGCAACCAGGAGGATGACCATGCGCGATCGTATCCGCGGCACCGCCGCACTGGCAGCACCCCCCAACGAGGCCGACGAGGCGCTGCAGCGCGCCCGTACCGCCATGAACGCCGAGACCCGCACCCTGATGGCCGGCATCGGCCGCGCCCTCTGCGCCGTGAACCCCACCCTCGTCATGCGGGAGGTCACCCGCCTCGCCTACGCAGGCCGCGCCGCCGCCGACCTCCACGGTCTCGGCACCCCCCGCGCCGTCGCCGCCACCGGGCTCCTCCTGCGCCACATGCCGCGCCTGGACTGGCCCGAGCCCGCCGCCGCGATCACCCGCGCCGAGTACGGGATGCGCCTCATCCGCAGGGCCGGTGCCTGATGCCCGAGCAACCCACCGAGGCCGAGCGCGTCGCCGACCTCCAGCGCCAGGCCGCCGCCGACTACGCCGCCCGCGCCGCCCGCGAGGCCGAGGCCCGCAACGCGCTGGCCCTCGCCCGCACCCACGGCAACACGGCCGCCACCACCCGCTGAACCGCCCGGCCGGGCGCACCACCGCGCCCGGCTGGCCCACGCTCCCGGAGGAGCACGTGCCCACCCACCCGCTCACCACCTGGGCGGTCGACCACCCCTGGCCGGCCGCCGGGATCACCGCGGCCGTCCTCGCCGTCCTCGTCGCCACCCTGCGGGCCGCTATCCGCACCGCCCGCGCCATCAACTGGCCGGCGGGCCCCGTCCTCGTCGCCGGGGCCGGGGCCATCGTCTGCACCGTCTACAGCGGCGACACGTCCTGGCGGTTCGCCGGGGAGCGCCTCGGCATGGTCGACAGCACCGAGCGGGCCCTGATGTTCGGGGCCGGGGAGCTCGCGCTCCTCGCCTGCGCCGTCATGGCCCGCGCCAACAAGTCGGCCACCTCAACCGACACGACCGCCGGGTCGGCCGGTGTCCCGGGCGTCCTCGTCTGGGTCATCACCGGCGTCCAGGTCATCCCCTGCTACGCCACGTCCGGCATCGTCGGCGGCACTGTCCGCGCCGTCATCGGCCCCGTCCTCGCCGGACTGCTCTGGCACCTCGCCATGGGCCTGGAAATCCGCGTCGCCCGCCCCGAAGCGCTGTCCACCGGGCTGCCCGCGGTCGTCGGCCGGGAGATCCGCGAACGGCTGCTGTCCCGCCTCGGCCTCGCGACCCGAGACCGTACCGCGGAGCAGATCACCCGCGACCGGGCCACCGCCCGCGCCGTCCACCTCGCCGCCGTCCTGGAACTCCGCCCCGGGGGATGGCTGTCCGGGTACCGGCGCCGCCGCCTGGCCGCCGCCGTCGCCCGCTCCGGGGCCGGCACGAACGGCGAGCAGCGCCACCGGCTGCTCCAGCAGCTCGCCGCCCGCCGTACCTCCGGCCAGCTCGCGACCGTACCCCTGGCCTCCCCGTGGGCGGGTACACCCGTACCCGGCGAGGCGTACCCGCGTACCCCGCTCGGCGTCGCCGGGGCACAGCTCCGCACCATGGACCCGTTCGACGTGGTCCACCTCGTCCGCGACGCGCACCCCACCGTCGAGCCCGCAGGTATCGCCGCCCTGTGCACGGAGTACGGGGCACCCGTCTCCGAGACCCAGGTACGGATCGCACTCCGCGCGGGCAACCCCCTGTACCCCTCAACGCCTCCGGCGCTGGTCAGGCCCGTACCCGACCCGGCCCCGGTGGTACCCGACGGGGTCCGGCTGCTGCCCGTCACCTGCCGCCCCGTCGCACCCCGCCCGGCCCCGGCGGTCGCCGCCGCCCGTACCCGTACCCGGTCGGTTGTCACCGCCGAGTACGTACCCGAGCACCCCGTACCCGACCCGGGCGACGTACCCGACGATGACGTACCCGAGGGCGACCGCGACGTACCCGACCCCGACCCGCTCATCGAGCAGGCCCGCGCCGAGTACGGCACCGACGTACCCGGCATCCGCCCCCTCAGGGCCCGGTACGGCATCGGCCAGAAGCGCGCCCAGCACATCCGCAACGCCCTCGGAGGCACCCCGTGACCGACCGCACCCCGATCACCCCGACGCGGATCATCCCCGGGGGAGCGCCACTCCCCGACGGGCCGCCGACACCGGGGGCCGTACCCCCGTGGCGCACCCCGGCCCCGGCCGCCGCTGCACCGCCGCCCCCGCCGCCGCCCGCACCCCCGATCGTCGCCGCACCGGCACCGCCCCCGCCGCCCCGCCCGGTCCAGGTGCACGTGACCACCCAGCTCATCCCGTACTACGAGCCGATCGAGCCGACTCGGTGGGAGCGGCTCTGGGCGTGGATCCGGACGATCGGCCGGCCCTGGCAGGTTGTGGGCGCGCTGGCCTGCGCCTCCCTGCCGCTCTTCGACGGCCACAGCGTCGCCACGCTCTGGGCCTCCTGCGTCGCCGAGGCCCGAGCCGAGGGCGGCCAGGACGCCGGATACGCCCTCGCCCTCACCCCCCTCGCCCTCGCCGTCATCCGCATCACCACCAGCGGGGGCAACCTCCGCCGCCTCCTGCTCCTCGCGATCAGCCTCACCGGCCTCGCCGGAGCCATCGACCTGTACGACCCCGTCACCTGGATCACCGGAGTCCGACCGTGAACACCACCCAGACCGGCGTCAGCCTCGCGGCCTGCGCCATCGCCATCGCCATCCTCGGCATCCAGCTACGCAATTGGTGGGTCGGCGGCCGCGCCTGGAAAGACCTCCTCCCCACGATCCAAGGGTTCGTGTCCGGCGGCCTGGCCACGATCTGCGTCGGCGGCCTCGGCGGCTGGCTCGCCGGATGCGTCCGCCAGGTCGCGAACGGCGGCGGCTCCAAGGCCGTCACCGGGGTCACCGGCACCGAGTCCAGTACGCCCATCGCCGCGTCCTCCATGGGCCAGCTCACCGAGGAGGGCGGGGTCGTGGTGTTCCTCCTCGCCGTGCTGCTCTTCGTCACCTACAAAGCCGCGTCGAAGGAGGACAAGGGCAAGCTCCTCGGCGCCATGGTCGCCGGAATGATCCTCTGCGTCACCGCCGGAGTCGTCGGCATGCTCGACGGGCTCCCCGACCTGGTCAACGGGCTCGGTCTCAGCGGCAAGAACATCCTCCAGGGAGCTGTCTGATGACCGAGCCGACCGCCATGCAGCGCAGCGCCCGCACCCTCACCCACGGGCAGCGCCTCCTCCTCCGGCGTATCGCCACCCGGGCCGCCGCCTGGGTCCGCGCCGGCCGCCGCGACGACCTGACCGGCCTGGCCGCGATCCTCGGCTGCATCCTGCGCGCCGTGCTCCTCGCCGCCGGGGCCTACGGGGCCTGGTGGGCCATCCGCCGCTGGCCCGCCGTCCTCTGGCTCCTCGTGCCCCTGTGGTGCTGGGCCGCGATCCGCTCCATCCCCAAGGCCGCCCCCGAGGCCCCGGCGGAGGATCCGCCGGCGGTCGAGGAGACCGCCGCCCAGCGCGAGCAGCTCCTCGACCTCATCCGGACACTCGTCGGCGACCGCCCCGGCGTCCACCTCTCCACCCTCCTCGACCACCTCCAGAAGCACGGCCAGGCCGAGGGCTGGGAAGTCGGAGATCTGAAGGACCGGTTGACCGCCCTCCAGGTGCCCGTACGGAAGTCCGTGAAGGTGGCCCGCCGCGTGGCGTACGGGGTGCACCGCGACGACCTCCCGCAGTCCTCCCCGACCGAGGCCACGCAGGACGCCGCGTAACCGTCTACCACCCCCGTCTACCTGCGGATCTACCACCGCGACTACCTCGATCTACCGGCCTATCTACCGCCGGGCTACCCCCTCCAGGGAGACCTTCATGCCCCCTCTGACCGGCCTCGTCACACGCCTGCGCGAAGCCCGCGCGGACTCCCTCGCAGCCGCCGCGGCGCTCCTCTTCAAGCGCGCCAGCGACCTCTACGAGACGACCGACGCGGACTCCCCACAGGCGAACCGCCATCGATCCGCCGCACACCGGATCGCTGCACGCGCGGAGCGCCTCGCCGCCCGCTCGTACCGGTGGCGGCCCGCCCGCCCCTACCGGATCACCGACGACCCCAACAACCGCGCCCGGCACCACGTCCACCACGAGAGGACCTGACCCATGGCACACATCCGCCGCATCACCGCTGCCCTCCGTGCCGACGTCTACTGCGCAATCTGCGGCTGGTGGCACCCGCCCCACACCCACTGACCCGAAGCCCACAAAGCGCCCACAACGGCCAGACTCCGAAGGGACGATGACTGCATGACCGAGCTCACCGGCGTGTTCGCCGCCATCGCCAACCGCGACTCCAGCGATGAGTGCAAGCCCATCCCGGGCGCGCAGCCCATCTACCACTGCATGACGTTCGAGACCCCCGCCGGGGCGCTCCTCGTCCAGCTCGACACCATCGGCACCATGCCCATCCCGGAGGACGGGAAGACCATCGTGCTCCACGACCAGCCGGTCACCGTGCTCACCACGGAGACCGCCTACACCCGCGTGGAGCCGGGACAGCCGGCCATCTTCACCCAGGTCGTTGTCGACACCATCGCCTGACAGACTGGCCCTGCACGTCAGGCATTGCCTGGGCAGTCGCCCCCCGCCGCCTCAACTCGGCGTGGGGCGACTACGCGTCTCCATCTCCCTGAAGCGCACGTATCCGGCGGAGTGTGTCCTCACGAACAACGGCGTGCCGCTGCTTTCCCCGTCGCAGATGCCGCATGGTCTGAAACATGATCGCGAACGCAGGAACAGTTGTAACGGCTACTAGCCCCAGCGCGGTGGCGAACAGCAAGAACGTGGCCCATCCAGGGTGCGGGCCTGCGTTGTCCGTGGCCAGCCAAAGCAGGGCCAGGTACTCCGAAACCAGCAGTCCAAGAACCACGACTGACCAGAGAGGGATCAGGACCACGGGAGGAAGCGACTTCAGCTGCTCAAGTCCATCATCGAGCCGGTCGCCCATTTCCTTCTGAATTGCCATGATCTGCTCGTGAGTTGGTTGGTCGCCGGCGTCGGCTACGAGTTGCTCGCCCCGTCGCGCGGTCGCCTCCAGATGCTGGGCACTCGCCAAATACAGCTTCGATTGCTGGTGCACCTCCAGGGCCCCGACTAGCCAAATCACTGGCACTACAGCAGCGATAGTCGCCGCGAAGGATTCGCTCATCTGCATGCCGTCAGTGTGTCGAGCCTCCCCGCCGCCATTGCCCTCATTGGCGAAAGTGGGATGTCGCGCAACGAGCAGTCCCAGGCCGCCCGCGACGCCGAGAAGAGCGGAACCTCCTCCACCAGCCAGCAGAAGACGGGACGATAACGCCTTCACCGTTCTGGCCCTGGGGGGACCATGCCCGAGAACAAGACCTACCCCGGCTGCGCAATCATGCTCTTCATCGCGGCTGTCCTGAGCATCGCCGGTAGCTGCGGATCAGGCTCCGACGACACCGAGTACACCCCGGAGCCGACGCAGCCCACCCTCCGCGACCCGGGCTACAGCAGCAGCCTCTGCGAAGGCGACGACTACCTCGTCTACGACGACTGCCAGTAAGCCACCGGGGAGCGCCCGGCCAGATGCCCCCGCCGACCCGATCCGGCGGGGGCATCGCCATGCCCGCTCGGTAACGCATCGGCAACAGCGCACCCACAATCCCCGCGAACCCCACACACCGCGGCCACCTGGCCGACATGATGACCCCTCACGAACCGCACACAGGGGGGACATCATGCGCCGTACCACCATCGCCGCCATCGCCGTAGTCGGCATGCTCTTCACCGCCACCGCGTGCACCGACGACGACATCACCACCGCACCCAGCAAGACCGGCGCCGCCGAGCAGCCCGCCAGCGAGCAGGCCGAATCTCCCGAGGAAGCGCCCAAGGCCACCGTCGCGAAGGTCGGCGACACCATCACCCTCAAGGGCCAGGAGGGCGGCGAGCAGGTCGACGCCACCCTCAAGAAGATCGTCGACCCCGCGCAGCCCAAGGACGAGTTCTTCGCCCCCGAGGACGGAAACCGCTGGGTCGCCGCCCAGTTCGAGCTGACCAACACCGGCACGAAGCCCTACGCCGACAGCCCGGGCAACGGGGCCCAGATCGCCGACGCCGACGGACAGCGATTCGACACGATGTTCGCCGACACGATGGCCGGCCCGTCGATGACGTCCGACGCCAAGGTCCCGCCGGGCGAGAAGGTCCTCGGGTGGATCACCTTCGAGGTGCCGAAGGAGTCCAAGATCGCCACAGTCCAGTTCGGGCTCAACAGCGGATTCGCCGAGCAGACCGGCCAGTGGAAGGTCTCCTGAACACCACCCCACCCCGATGCCCCCGCCCCGAACGGCGGGGGCATCGCCACGCCCCGACAGAAGCGCCACTGGACAAGATCAGCATTTAGCGCGACACTGCTGCCACCACCACACGTGTGCCCACAGAGCCCCTGCCCACCGGCCAGGGGCTTCGTTGCGTCCGGGAGGAGGCCCATGGACACCGAGCTCCTCACCACCGCCCAGGCCGCCGCACACGCCACCCGCGCGCGCCGCTTCTTCAGCGCAGGCGCCGCCGCCATCCGCCCCACCACCATCCGCGACTGGGCATCCCGCGGCCACCTCACCCGCAAAGGCCTCACCGAAAACGGGCACCCCCTCTACGACCTCGCCGACGTCGCCCGCGCCGAACTCGCCACCCGAGCTCGCGCACTGCGCCTCGCCGGCATCCCCGAGCGCCACCCCTAGACACCGCCGTCCGGCGAGGGGACCGAAGAGATCCTCCCCGCGGGGGCCCGAGCGGGCGTCTACGGGTGCGCGCGCAGCGACCGGACGGCGGACCCAATTCCCAGACCGGCGGTAGCACGGACGAGGGGTAGCGGCCCTCGGCGTCCTGGGCGGGAGCCAGGCCGCGCTGCCGCCCACACAGACAGGGACGCCGCCGGCAGACGAGGGCTGTCGTCCACGGCTGGCCAGCACCGGTTCAACCCCGGAACGGCGGCGCTCCCCGAAGCCCCAACACCCCTGCCCGCGGAGGCAACATGCCGGAGAACACCGACACCACCCCGCACCAGCACTCCGCGACCTTGGCCTACGCCTGGGCCCAGCGCGCGGAGGACCATCACACCCAGGCCGACGCCGCACGGACCAGGGCCGCCGAACAAGAAGACCCCCGCGGCACCTACGCCGTCCGTCTCCTGCAGCAACACGAAGCAGACCTCACACGGCACACGGAGCAGGCCGCCACCGCGATGAGCATGGCCGAGATGTGGGCTCGCGTCGCCACCGCCCAACGCCCGGCAAACTACTGCTCGCGACTCAAAGACTCGGCGTGGTCCCGGGACGCTGGCACTATTGAGCATCGCGAACGGCCGGCATCTCCGATCCCGCGAACCTCATGATCAGCCCAGCTTGCAGCCGAGCCTTGATCTCCGGATCATCCACTTCCGCGAGAAGCAAGATGGCCTGCTCCGCAGACCTCTCCGCGCGCATGTCATCCCGCAGCGCATCCGTCTCCGACGCCATGTGCTTCAGCGCCTTGTCCGACTCACGGTGAAACAAGCGCCCGATCACTGTCGTCACGATGCCGGCAGTCGTCGTCACAATGGCTGCATACAGATCGCCGCTGGTCTCGGCTCGCCAGATCGCCAGACCAACACCGGTCAGCAGCACACCACCGCCGAGCACCGAGAACACCTGGCTCGTCAAGAAGCTGCGCTGCGACTGCGTCAGACCGTACGCGTAACGCTGCACGAGGAGCTCGGCAAACCGATCGTCGTCAACCCTCTGCTGCGCAGCCAATGGCCGCTCTCGCGTATCCCCCTCTTCCACCTCCCCCACATCGCTGGGCGAGACCACCACGGCGCCGTCGCCAAAAACCGCACCGCGCAGCTGGACTTCTACCTCTTTTCTGTCGCGTTCAAGGCCACGTCCCGATCGGAAGGTGACCCATGCCGTCAGCAAAGCCGTCGTAATCCCGATAAGCACCGCTCCGGCAGCCGTGATCGCTTCAGCATTCATGTCCACCCCGTGAGTTCGAGAGAGGGCAGAGTATCGCTCTCCCCCCCCCGGACTCGCCCACGCTCGTCGGAAGGCCCCCATGCACGTACGCCTCAACGACGGCACCCACGAAGTCGACATCACCACCACGCCGAGCGAGCAGTCCACCCTCGACCAGGTCGAGGCCACTGCCCTGCGCCTCCTCACCGCGCTCCGCCCCCCGGAACCACCGCCCACCCCCGAGGACGCCCCGCTCCCCGGCCGCGTCCCGCTCGGCTTCACTCCCGCACGGGACATGGACGGCGTGGCCCTCACCGCTGATGCCGAGCGCAGCGCCCAGAGCGAGCGGCCCGGGCGCTACACCGAATGGGGCGAGCACGGGACATGAACGGACCACACCAGACATGAGCGGACAGTGGGCAGGCAGCAACAGGCGCGACGAACTGCCCGCCGACTGGTACACCGTCATCCGCCCAGACGTGCTGCGCCGCGACGAACACCGCTGCCGGTGGCGCGAGGGACGCGTGGTCTGCGGCCACCGTGCCAACCAGGTCGACCACATCGGGGACCGTCACGATCACCGGCCCGAGAACCTGCAGGCCTTGTGCGCGCACCATCACGGGATCAAGTCGAGCCGCGAGGGCAACGCCGCACGCTGGCGCGAGACAGCCCAGCGACCACCGGAACGTCATCCGGGTCTGATCTGAACCTGATCGGCCCGGCGGGCGGCGCTCAGAGGGGTGGGGGGTGTCTCCCCCTCCCCACCCCGTTCGCGGCCCGGGAGGTGCTGCGGCTGTCCGTCTGTACGGGTCTGGGGAAAACGGGCCCACGAGGGCATCTGGACGGCCCGCTCACGGGCGGGCGCGGGTGCGGCAGGCTGATTCGATGGCGCGCGGTCGAGGGCCCGCAGATCGCCTCTCAGCCCGCCGCCCACCCGACACCAGACCGATACGTGCAGGTCAGAGGCGTATAGCCGTTACACGGGGTACGATGAAGGCATGCCGAAGACGCCCCGCTGCCAGCACGAACCCTGCCGCGGACCGCTCCCGGTCACGGCCCGGAGCGATGCCCGGTACTGCTCGGGCCGCTGCCGTGTCGCCGCTCACCGTGCGCGCCGCACCATCCCGGCCGAGCTCACGCGCCGACCGCGCTGGATCCGGCACACCGCCCGCAAGGTCCCGCTCACGGTCGGCGGCGCAACGGCGAGCAGCACGGACCCGGCGACATGGTCCCGCCACCGCGCCGCCGCGGCGTCGACCGCGGGGGCCGGCCTCGGGTTCGTCCTCGACGGCGACGGCATCGTCTGCCTCGACCTGGACCACTGCCTCGACAGCAACGGCCAGCTGGCCCCGTGGGCGCGCACGATCCTGGACGCGGCAGGCCCGACATGGGCCGAGGTGTCCCGCTCCGGCGACGGCCTGCACCTGTGGGGATACGGAACTCTGCCGCACGGCCGGCGGATCACGGTCGGCGGCGGCTCGGTCGAGCTGTACGGAACCGGCCGGTACATCGCAGTCACCGGGCGCACCTTCGGCGACAAGCCGCAGCGCCTGGGCGACCTGCAGCACGTCATCAACTCACTGCTGTAGCGCTCCCGGCACGGGCGCGCTGCGGCGCACCCGACACGGGAGGTACAGCAATGCCCCGACTCCAGATCCTTCAACTGCCCGAGGGGGCCAGTGAGGACAGCCCTCCGTTCGTCCTGGTCATCGACCAAGCCCCTTCCGGTGGGCCGCTCTACCGACGGTTCGCCGAGGACATCGATCTGAACGACAGCATCGCCGCCCGTACCGGGGCGCGAGCCGTCCTCGTCTTCGAGGACACCATCGACATCCCGGCGAACCAGGAGGCCATGCGATGACGCGACTGCAGATCCTCGAGCTGCCCGAGGGCACCGACGACGAGCGGCCGCCTTTCGTCCTCGTCGTGGACGAGTACACCGCGCAGCGTGTGGTGACCGGCGCCGGGCAGACGGCCACTTCCTTCGTGGAACCGGTCGAGACTGCGGCTCGCGAGATCGGGGCCCGCGGGACGTTGGTGTTCGCCGAGACAGTAGAGATTCCGGCGAACGATGTGTCGGCCGAGTTCCGCGAAATCCTGCAGCAGACTGTCGGCGAGACATACGAGTCGGCTCGACGGTCGCTGTCGGAGTCGGAGACGTTCGGGCACCAGATGCTGCAGCGCGCCGAGAATGCCGAGGGGCGTGCCCGGGCCATGGAGGTGCAGCGCGACCGCGCCAACCGCCGCGCCGAGCAGGCCGAGGCCAGCCGGGTCGCCGCCGACAACATGCTGCGGGCAGTCTGCGATGTGTTCGGCGGTCCCCATGTGGATCCTGTGGTGAAGGCGCGCGAGACGCTGGCGCTCGCCGCAGCGCGCCAGGAGCAACCCGTCGACCGCATGGACCAGGTCACGGATGCGCTGGGACTCGACCGGATGCGGGACTGGGACGAGATCGTCACCGCGCTCCGCGCCTACCGCGCCGCAGCCGAGCAGCTCGGCCGCGGCGGCGCCATCGGTAAGCAGACCCTGCAGCGGGCCGTCTCTGACGTGCGCTTGATGGGCTACGTCACGGACGCTGCCGGGTTCGACCGGATGGACACCTGGCCGCAGGTCCTGGCCGCCCTGCGGGAGATCCGCGGCACATCCGCCGAGGGCCGCCCGCAGCCGCCGGACGAGGAGGGTGGCCAGTGAGCGCGCCGAGGTACCGGGAGCTTGCCGAACGCGTCCTGGACCAGGCCGCGCAGCAGCTCAGTGCAATGCCGCAAGGGACCGTGTCCGCTGCAGAGATCCAGGCCCGCGCCGCGCAGGCCCAGGCGTACGCCACGGTCGCCGTCGCCCAGGCCCTCCTCGAGATCGGCGATGTGCTGCGTGAGCGGCTGCCCCCGCCTGGCGGGGCGGGCTGATGGCGGGCAATGGCCCCGCGCCGAAGGACCGCAAGGTGCGGCGGAACAAGGACGCCGTCCCGCAGACGGTGCTGCGGTGGGAGCGGGCCGAGGCCCCGGAGCTGCCCGACCTCCACATCGAGCGGGACGGCGAGCTGGTCGAGTTCGTGTGGCCGGCCCGGACCCGCGAGTGGTGGCAGATGTGGCGGGACAGTCCGCAGGCCGAGCACTTCGGGTCGTCCGACTGGCAGTTCCTCCTCGACACCGCGCTGATCCATGCCCGCCTGTGGAGTGGCGAGGTGTCGGCTGCCCCGGAGCTCCGGCTGCGTGTGGCCGCGTTCGGTGCGACGCCGGCGGACCGGGCCCGGCTGCGGATGGTGTTCGCCGAGGCTGACGATGCCGACCAGGGCCGGGGCAGCTCGGGCGGGCCGTCAGCCCGTGAGCGGTACGGCTCGGCCCGGCTGCGCTCGCTGCCCGGCGGGAAGACCGACGGAAAGGCAGCCGACGATGCGTGATGAGCGAGTGTCCGTCGTCGCAGCAGATCAAGCGCCGGCCCCCTCGGCTGCGGACGTCCGTGACTGGCTGGAAAAGCGTCTGCCGGCCGCCGGGCTCACTCTCACCGACTGGCAGCGCAGCGTCGTGGTGCGCCTTGCCGGGAGTCGCGCCCGGCAGTGATGCGTACGGGGGTTCGTCATGCCGTGGCGCGGACCCGAGTATGAGGGCGAGCGCCCGACGCTGGGCTGGTACGTCCTCGACTGGATGATCCAGAACCTGGCCCAGCCCGGCCGGGACGACGGCGAACCGTTCCTTCCTTCACAGGAACAGGCCGACTTCCTGTGCGGGTACTACGAGCTGCACCCGGTGACCGGGCGCCGGCTGATCCGGCGCGGCCTGCTGTCGCGGCCGCGCGGCTGGGGCAAGTCCCCGTTCGTCGGGGCCATCGCCCTGGCGGAGGCCTGCGCGGACGTCGTCGCCGACGGCTACGACGCGTACGGGGAGCCGGTCGGCCGCCCGTGGCACTCGGTGCGTACCCCGCTGGTGCGTATCGCGGCGGTGACCGAGCAGCAGACCGACAACACGTGGCTGCCGCTGCTGGAGATGGCGCGGGGCGGGTCGCTGTCGACGGACTACGGCCTCGAGGTCCTCGACACGGTGATCTACCTGCCGCGCGGGGAGATCAGCCCGATCACGTCGTCGGCGACCAGCGTCAAGGGCGACCCTGCCTGCTTCGCTTCGCTCGACCAGACCGAGGAGTGGAAGGAGTCCAACGGCGGGATCAAGCTCGCCAAGACGATGCGCTTCAACGCCGTGAAGATCGGCGGCAGCATCATCGAGACGCCGAACGCCTACACCCCCGGCGAGGGGTCCGTCGCGGAGAACTCCGCCGCCGACTATCAGGCGATCATTGACGGGCGGTCGCGTGCGCGCGGCATCCTCGTCGACCACCGCGAGGCGCCCGGCGACACGGACATGACCGACGAGGCCTCGCTCGTCGCCGGGCTGCGGTACGCGTACGGGGACAGCAGCGACCACGCGGACGGGTGCGTGCTGCACGACCCGCCGTGCCCGCCGGGCTGGTCGCCGCTCGAGGGCATCACCGAGGCGTTCTACGACACGTCGAACCTGCCCCAGGACCTGCGGGCCGACTTCCTCAACCAGATCACCCACGCCTCCGACGCGTGGCTGTCGCAGCCCGAGGTGCGGGCCTCCTCCGACCTGGGCCGCACGGTCAGGGCCGGGGACCGGATCGTGCTCGGGTTCGACGGGTCGCGCAAGCGGGCGCGGGGCGTGACGGACGCGACCGCCCTGATCGGCTGCCGCCTCTCGGACGGGCACCTGTTCACCATCGGCGTGTGGGAGGCGCCCCGCCGCCCCGCGATCGGGCCGGACGGGAAGCCGGTCGAGTGGCAGGTGCCCGTCGTCGAGGTCCTCGCCGCGGTGGCCGAGGCCTTCGCGACGTACGACGTCATCGGCATGTACGCCGACCCCGCCAAGTGGGAGTCCCACGTGGCGGACTGGGAGGCCGCCTACGGGCCTCGCCTGAAGGTGAAGGCCACCCGGAACCACCCGATCGAATGGTGGATGACCGGCGGCCGGTCAACGCTGATCGTGCGGGCCCTGGAGAAGTTCCACACCGCGCTGACCGAGTGCGAGCTCACCCACGACGGGGCCTCGGCCCTGGTGCGGCACCTGCTCAATGCCCGTCGCCGCAAGACCCGTTCGGGGATCCAGATCATGAAGTCCAACCCGGACAGCCCCGACAAGATCGACGCCGCGGTGGCCGCGGTCCTGGCCTGGCAGTGCCGGCTTGACGCGATCGCCGCCGGCCTCGCCGTGGAGCCCGAGGAAATGGGCGGCTTCACCTTCTGACCACCAACGACAGATGAGGGGGGTGGGGGCGTGCTGGACGAAACCCCGGAGATCGACAACCCGGACTTCTGGCTGCTGCGCCTGGGCCGGAAGATGCGCCGCCGGGAGCGGGTGCTGGATCAGTGGTGGCGCTACTACCGGGGCCGGCCGCCGCTGCCGGAGCTCCCTGCGAACACGGCGCAGGCCTTCCTCGACTTCCAGCGCAAGGCGCGCACGAACGTGTGCCAGGTCATCGCGAACGCCTCGGTGCACCGGCTCACCGCCCTGGGAGTGACCGGCCCGGACGGCGAGCCGGACACGGATGCCTCCCGGTGGTGGCAGGCCAACCGCCTGGACTCCCGGCAGAAGCTGGTCTGGCGCCTGGCGATGTCGCAGTCGGTCGGCTACATGCTGGTCGGCGAGCACCCGACCCGCACCGAGGACAACGGCCGGCCCTCGCCGCTGATCACCGCCGAGCATCCCCGCGAGTGCATCGTGGAGACCGACCCGGCCACCGGCGAACCCCTCGTCGGGCTGAAGGCCTTCCACTCCGACATCGACGGCTACGGCCGGGCCATGGTGTTCTTCGACGACACCCGGTTCGCCTACCGCACCAAGCAGCGGTGCGGGCGGCGGCTGCCCTGGGGCCCGGACTCCTGGGAGCCGGTCGGCGGCGACGAGGGGGAACCGCACGACCTGGGGATGCTGCAGCTGGTGGAGTTCGCCCGGATGCCCGACCTCGGCGAGGACCCCGAGCCGGAGTTCGCCGGCGTCATCGACATCCAGGACCGCCTGAACCTCGGCGTCCTCAACCGTATGGCCACATCCCGCAACGCCGGATTCCCGCAGAAGACGATCACCGGGCACAAGTTCGCCAAGAAGAAGGACCCCGCCACCGACCTCGTCGTCGTCGAGCAGCCCTTCGTCCCCGGCCCGTCCGCGGTGTGGGCATCCGAGGGCGAGAACGCGAAGTTCGGGCAGCTCCCGGCCGCCGACCTGTCCGGGTTCCTGAAGGAACACGCCTCCGACGTGCGGGACATGCTGATCCTGTCCCAGACCCCCGCCTACTACTACGCGGGCGACCTCATCAACATCTCTGCGGACACCGTCGGGGCCCTGGACATCCTGCACGTGGCGAAGATCCGGGAACACATCGCCGCGTTCGGCGAGGGCCTGGAGTCGGTCATGGCCCTGTGTGCCGCGCAGGCCGGGGTGCCCGAGGACTACACCGAGGCCGAAGTGCGCTGGGCGAACCCCGCTCACGCCACCCTCGCCGTCAAGGCGGATGCCGCGACCAAGCTCAAGTCCATCGGCTACCCGCTGGACGTCGTCGCCGAGGAGATGGGCGAGACCCCGGCCACGGTGCGCCGCATCACCGCCGGTGCCGCCGCCCAGGCCCTGCTGGCCGCGTCCCTGCTGCCCGGCCCGGGCACTACCCCGTCCCCGGGCAACCTGCCCGACGACGACGGCGGTACGGGAGGCGGCGGTGGGTGAGGCCCTGCAGAACGCCCTGACCGATCGGTACGACACCCTCACCGCCAGCCTGCGCGAGCGGATCCTCACCTTCGTGCTGGGAGTATTCGACAGCCTGCCCGCCTACCGGGACACGGACGCGGCCGCGTTCCTGGAGCGGGTGCTGCCTGTCGTGCTCGGGGTGCAGCAGCAGATGGGGCAGGTCACCGACGCCTATCTCACCGCGATGCTCGCCGACATGCTCGGCACCACCACGGCCACCGCCCCCGCCGCATCCGCGGTGGCCGAGCAGCTGCGCGGCGTGCCGCCAGCCACGGTGTACGAGAGGCCGTTCGTCCAGGTGCGGACCGCCCTCTCCCGCGGCCACGACCTGGCGGACGCGGTTCACCAGGGACGTACCCGGCTGCTGTCCATCACCGAGACGGACCTGCAGCTGGCCCGTACCCACGCCGCCCGCGGGGCGATGGAGCGCGGCGGGGCCAGGTTCTACCGCCGGAGGCTCAACAAGACGTCCGGAACGTGCGCGTTGTGCGTGATCGCCTCGACGCAGCGGTACCGGGTCGCCGAGTTGATGCCGATCCATCCGGGCTGCCACTGCAAGCCCGAGCCGTTGCCCGGCAACCGGAACCCGGGGCACGTCATCGACGAGCAGCTGCTCAAGGACGCGCACGCAGCGATCGCCCGCGACCTCGGCGAGTCCGACCGCGGCGGACGCGCACCCGACTACCGCCAGGTGATCATCACCCGGCAGCACGGCGAGTACGGACCCCTACTGGCCGTACGGAAACAAAACTTCACGGGCCCAGGAGACATCCCGGACCCGTGAAACGCTGCCGTCAAGAGATCAGCTACCGTCCCCATCCGCTTCGGTCACGACGATGACGGAGCGGGGATTCTGCCGGCGGCGCACCACATCTTTCACGTGCTGCTGGCGCTGCGTGATGTCGAGATCCTTCGGCGGTGTACTGCCCCGGTCGACCTGCCTCAGTGCCCGCACGTCGGTGCGTTCGTGGGCATCGCCACCGTTGCGAAGGGTCAGGATGACGAACTCGCGTGCGTCACAAAACTGGTTGTCGCAGTACAGCTCGATGCGGCTGGGGTCCTCACTCCGGTCGCTGTAAGAGCGCTTCGCGGTGAAGCCACCGCAGAAGTAGCAGGGCAGTTTCTCCGGATGCCCCGCTTCCGGTCGCCGGATCCACGGATCCTCCTTCGCGTCCCACTGCGCCTGTTGCGTCACACGAAACCCCCTTACCTGCGCACCACGGCATTGTGCTGCGCGTCCCGCCCGATCTCTCAGCCAGACCGGGCAGCCACCGCTCGCTGCGGCGACGCGGTCATTCTCACCGGCGCCGACATGGCGCACAACTCAGCAGCCCGACAAGGGAGTCACCAACATGCGCACGCGCACCCTTCCCCGCCACGCCCGTACCGGGCAGCTCGCCGTCGGCTGGCGCAAGGCCCGCCCCGGCGAGGACGCCCCGCAGCCGATCTGGCCCATCCTCGGCGGCGCCGACGATGACGACGACGGGGACGACGAGGACGAGGACGACGACCAGGACGACGACGGCAAGGGGAAGTCCGGCAAGGACGACACCGACGCCGATACGGAGTGGTCCGAACTCACCGCGCAGTGGAAGAAGGAAGGGCTCAAGCCCAAGCAGATCGCCGAGCGGCTGGCCGCCTCCCGCAAGTGGGAGACCCGGGCGAAGAAGAACACCCAGGCCGCCGAGGAGCTCGCCAAGCTGAAGCGCGAAGGCATGAGCGACCAGGAGGCCGCCGTCGCGGCGGCCCGCGCCGAGGAGCGGGTCAAGGGCGGCGAGAAAGTCGCCCGCTCCACGTTCCTCGCCCTGGCCAAGGGCCGCATCGACGAGCCTGCCGACGTCGTCGAGGACATCAACCTCACGAAGTACGTCGACGACGACGGTGAGGTCGACGACGAGGCGATCGGGAAGCTCGTCGACAAGCTCGCCCCGAAGAAGTCCGGCAAGGACGACGACGGCGACGGCGACCGGGACGACGACAGGCGCGACACGCGCCGCCGCCGCCGGTCCTCGGGCGGCAGCTACCAGGGCGCGCGCAACGGCAGCGGGCGCAGCAAGGACAAGCGCAGCGGGGCATCGGACGGGGTCTCCCTGTACGAGGAGCTCATCGGCCCCCGCACATCTTCCAAGACCTGACACAAGGGAGCACCACACCCATGAACCTGCAGCAGACCGTGCGCAGTTTCGGGATGGACGACCAGTCGTGGCTCGGCAGCGAGCACGGCACGCGGGCAACCGAGTCGTGCACGCTCGACACCTCGACGTTCACCCCCGCCACCCACTACCCGGCCGGGTACTTCAAGTCCGGTGTGCCGCTGGGGCAGATCACCGCGACGAAGAAGTTCGGCCCCTACGACGACACCGCCGTGGACGGACGCGAGACCCTCGTCGGCCACCTGTTCGCGGCCGTCGGCGCCCCGGCGGACAACACGATCGACGTGTCCGCGGCGATCCTCACCCACGGCAAGGTCCGCGTCTCGCGGCTGCCGGTCCCCGCGGCGGTGGACGCCGCCGGCCGTACGGACGTGGCCGGTTCGATCCGCTACCTCGACAACTGAAAGGGAGGTGACACCTCATGAGCTGGGTTCTCGACACGCAGTACATCACTCCGGAGGAGCTCACACCGCTGACGCGGGTGGCTCTGGCAGAGCAGCAGGTGAACGCCTTCACCCTCGCCCGGTGGCTGCCCAACGTCGCCCTGGACGACATCGTCTACAGCTACAAGAGGGGCGGGGAGGGCGGCCTCACCGAGACGGCCGTCTACCGGTCGTGGGACGCCGAGTCGCGGATCGGGCGCCGTGAAGGCGTCTCGGACGTGATGGGTGAGCTCCCGCCGATCAGCGAGAAGATCCCGCTGAACGAGTACGACCGGCTGCGGATCCGCAACATGGACGACGACGACCCGATGCGCCGGCTCATCGCCCGCGACGCGAACCGGATCGCCGCGCGGATCGCCGCCCGCTTCGAGGTCGGCAAGGGCGAGGCCCTGGCGGACGCGCAGTTCACCATCACGGAGAACGGCGTCGACCTGCCGCCGGTCGTCTTCGGACGTAAGCCCGAGCACTCGGTGACCGCCGCGACACTGTGGACCGACCACGCGAACGCCACCCCGATCACCGACCTGGAGTCGTGGGTCCAGACCTACATCGACACCAACGGCGTTCCGCCGAACCGGATGCTGATGCCGCGGACCGTGCTGGCGGACATGCGTCAGTGCGACCAGGTCGTGCGGCAGGTGTTCCCGCTGGCCCCGGCCGGGTCCGCGCCGATGGTGTCGGTCGAGCAGATCAACACGGTGCTGGAAGGCATGGACCTGCCGCCGATCGAGGTCAACGACGCCCGGGTCAGTGTCGACGGGGTCGCCACCCGGATCATGCCCGCCGACGCGATCGTGTTCGTGCCCGCCCCGGGACCCACCGACGCAGCCCAGCCCACCGACCTGGGCGGGTTCCTGCTCGGTACGACCGCCGAGGCCCTGGAAGAGGACTACGAGGCGGTCGAGGACCGGGCCGGGATCGTCGCGGCCACCTACAAGACCCGGGAACCGATCCGGCTGTGGACGCACGCCGCGGCCGTCGGCATGCCGGTCCTGCGTACCCCGAACCTCACGTTCAAGGCGAAGGTCCGATGAGCGGGCGGAGGCTGAAGACGTTCGTCCACGTGGACGGAGTCGCCTACGGCCCCCACGACCAGGTCCCGGACAAGGTCGCGAGGCGGATCGGTGACCACGCCTGGGAGACCGCGCCCGCCTACGAGGGCGAGCACGACCCCGAGACCCTCCAGGTCCCCGGCGATGAGCCGGTGGCCCCGCCCCGGTCCGGGCGCGGCTCGGGCATCGAGGCGTGGCGGGAGTTCGCCGAGAAGAACGACATCGAGGTGCCCGCCGAGGCATCCCGCGACGACATCATCGCGGCGTGCGAGGCGGCCGAGCTCATCGAGCGAGAGGAGTAGCACGTGGCGGCGTTCGCGACGGTCGAGGACTACGAGAAGCGGGCGCTGGTCACCCTTCCCGAGGGCAGCGCCCGACGGGCGCAGGTGGAGGTCTACCTCGAGGACGCCTCGGCGCTGATGCGGGGGAAGATCCCGGCCGGGTACACCCCGGCCCCGGAGACGACCCGGGCGATCGCCATCGCGGTGACCCGCCGGGTCATCGCGAACGGCGGGGGTTACCGGCAGCGGACGATCGGCCAGTACTCCGAGACACTCGGCGAGGCCGGCGGGCTGTACCTCACCGAGGACGAGGTCGACCAGCTGCAGCCCGAGGGAAGTGACCCGGACGCGGACGCCGCCTACACCGTCGACCTGTTGGACCGCAGCCCGTACGGGTGGCGGGACGATCCGGCCGACGTATGCCGGCGGCTGCTGTGATCCCCGACGATCTGCTGCCCCACCCGGTCGAGGTGGAGCACCCAGGAAGCCGGCAGGACCGGTACGGCAACACGGTCGCGGACTGGGCGGCCTCGACGCGGGTCGAGGTCGCCGCGTGGCTGCAGCAGAACACCGGGGCCGAGGACACCGAGCGGCGCGACGCGCAGATCGGCGAGTGGCTCATGCTCTGCAACCCGTGGACGGCCGACGGGCAGCCGCTCACCGTGCACGGCTCGGACCGAGTCCACTGGGACGGCACCCGCCTCGAGGTGATCGGCCCGCCCGGGCCCGCCTGGACGCCGGGCGAGCTCAACCACTACGAGATCAGGCTCAAGACCGTGGAGGGATGACTATGCGCGTGGTCGTGAACCGGCGGGGCGTCGCCTCGTTCCTGCGCAGCCCGGAGACGCGGGCGCTGATCGAGCGGAAGACCAGGGCGGCCGAGCAGGCGGCGGCCGCCGACGGCGGACAGTTCCGCACCGACATTGAGACCGGCGACCGGCGGGTGCGCGGCGCCGTCATCGGCGACTACCAGAGCGACGACATGGAGGCGACGCGAGCGAAGCTGCTGCGTGGCCTGGATGGCGCCCGCGGAGCAGACTGATGCCCGCCCCTGTCGCCTTCCCGGACGCGGTCGCGATCTACGCCCGGTACCTGCGGGAGGCCATGGCCGCCCTCGGCGACCCGGTACAGGCCGCGACGCGGGTCCCGTCCCCGCGCCCGGAACGGTTCGTGACCGTTCACCGGATCGGCGGCGCGCGTCTCGACGTGGTCACAGACCGGCCCCGCCTGGACGTGCACTGCTGGGGCACCACCGAGGAGGAGGCCGCCGACCTCGTCAAGGCCGTACGGGCCCTCGCGTTCGCCGCCCCCGGGTGGCGCGGGGCCGTGGTGTACGACGTCGTCGAGGTAGGCGGCCCGAACCTGCTGACCGACAGGGAGACATCCCTGCCGAAGTACGCGCACGCCATCGAGGTGTCGATCCGCGGAACGCGCCTGACCTGACCCCCGATCCCACACTCGTCTGCCCCCGGATCCGTACTGCGGCCGGGGGTTTCCCCATGAAGGGACACAGCATGTCCACACCGGTCCCGGCGCCGCTCGAATCCGGGCTGCACACCGAGTACATCCGCAAGCAACTCGTCCAGGCGGTGTTCGCCGCCGACATCACAGCGGCGGCGATCACTGCCCCGTTCGAGGTGACGGACGGGACGCTCCTGGCGATCCCCGAGGGCTACCTCCCGATCGGCTACACCACCGACGACGGGATCACCTTCCCGTCCGATCTGTCGATCTCGGACGTCACCTCCTCGCAGGCCGTCGAGCCGACCAGGTCCGACATCGAGTCGGACATCCTGTCCGCGTCGTTCGCCCCGCAGGAGACGAACGCGGCGACGGTCGCCCTGTACGACGGGCTGCCGCTGTCAGGGACTGGGGCACTGCCCGCCATCGGCACGGCATGGCAGTGGGACCGCCCCTCCTTCCCCCGTAACCCCTTCCGGCGGCTGCTGTTCATCGGCCTCGACTACGGCGACGACGGCGGAGAGATCTACGTCGTGAAGTTCATGCCGAGGGCCCGTCTCACCAATCGCGAGGACGAGCAGTGGGCCCGCTCCACGGAGACGCAGCGCCCGGTGACGTTCAACGCCTACCGCGACAGCACGCTGGGCACTTCGTGCCGCAACTGGGTTGACGGCCCCGGCTGGCGGGCCCTGGCCGCCTAGGCCCCGCCCTCCTCCTGTACGGGCGGGAGGCGGCGGCCTCTGGGTGAGCTCCGGCCGCCTCCCGCTCCCTATCGCTCACCCCGCAGCTCACCCGAGAAAGAGAAACGATCATGAGTAAGCCCGGCAAGGCCCGCTACCGGCTGGAAACGGTGAAGAGGTCGTTCGTCGACGCGCTCGGCGGCGAGGACATCGAGTTCGAGCAGGGCCCCGACGACAAGGTGTTCTCCTTCCCGCACCCCGTCTTCATGCCCGACGAGATGCAGAAGGAGATCAACAAGGGCGAGGGCGACGACGCGTCCGCGCGCGCTCTGCTCGGCGACCAGTACCCGGACTTCATCGCGGCCGGCGGTGACGTCAACGCCCTCGCGCTGCTGTACGTCAGCATCCGCAACGAGGCGCAGGACAAGGTCCAGCGGGTCCGCCCTACGAAGGGGTAGGCGACGGCACCGGCAGCGAGGAGCCCGTTGTCGAGACCTTCACCTACACCGTCCTTGACGTCCTCGGCGAACACCCCGAGGCCGTCGAGGCTGACCTCGCCCACCACTACCCCGAATACGGGCCCGGGGGTCCGGTCGCCGCGTACTGGCGGGGAGAGATCACGCTGCGGTGGCTGCGGGTCATGACCGAGCACCTGCCCCCCGACGGGGCGGTGGCCCGGGCCTACAACGGGCACGCCTGGCGGCAGATCGAGTACACCGCGGCCGACAGCAGGGATCTGCTCGACCTGCTGCTCACGGCGTTCGTCAACGCCAACCGCGATCCGAAGAAGGGCGGCAGCCCGCTGCCGTGGCCCAAGCCGTCGTGGCGGCCGGGCGACCCGGTGCCCGACGAGGCGCAGGGCGAGAAGGACAAGGCGCGCGCGAAAGCGGCGTACGAGCACATCCTCGCGCAGACCAAGGGGTGAGATTTCATGCCGGTCGAGGTCGGTGTCGGGTACGTATCGGTCGTCCCCGAATCGCGCGGGTTCGGGCCCGCCCTGCAGCGTCAGATCAGCGGCCCGTCGGCCGACGCCGGGCAGGCCGCGGGCGGGCAGGCGGGCAAAGGGTTCCTCGGCAGCATGGGCGGCGTCCTCAAGGGCGGCGTCGTCGCCATCGCCGCCGGGGCCGGCGCCCTGTTCGCCGCCGGGTTCTCCAAAGCGGTCGCGGACGACAAGTCCAACGCCAAGCTGGGGGCCCAGCTCGGCCTCACCGAGAAGGAATCGGCCCGCGCGGGGAAGGTCGCAGGCGGCGTCTACGCCAAGGGCTACGGCGAGAGCGTCGAGCAGGTCAACGACTCGCTGCGCTCGCTCGCGCAGAACGGCGTCGCCTCGATCAACGCCCCGAAGAAGGAACTCGCCGGACTCAGCAAGGCCGCGCTGAACCTCGCCGAGACGTTCGACGCCGACGTCGGCGAGTCGGCGAAGGCGGTCGGGCAGCTCATCCGGACCGGGCTCGTCAAGGACGGCAAGGCGGGGTTCGACCTCCTCACGGCCGGGTTCCAGTCGGGCGCCGACAAGGGCGGCGACCTGATCGACACGGTCAACGAGTACGCGACGCAGTGGCGTAAGGCCGGGATCGACGGCGCGACCGGCATCGGCCTGATCAACCAGGCGCTGCAGGCGGGCGCACGCGACGGCGACGTCGCCGCCGACGCGATCAAGGAGTTCTCGATCCGGGCGATCGACGGGTCGGACGCGACCGCCGACGGTTTCAAGGCCCTCGGCCTCAACGCGGACACCATGGCCGCCAAGTTCGCCAAGGGCGGCAGCGCGGCCAACGGGGTCCTGGACCTCACCCTGGACCGGCTCCGCGGGATCAAGGACCCGGTCAAGCAGTCGGCGGCGGCCGTCGCCCTGTTCGGTACCCAGAGCGAGGACCTCGGCTCCGCGTTGTACGCGATGGACCCGAGCAAGGCGGCGGCCGGAATCGGGAAGGTCGGCGGCGCCGCCGACAAGATGGGCAAGACCCTGCACAACACTGCCACGCAGGGCATCGAGGTGTTCAAGCGCAAGGCGCTGCAGGGTGTGGCCAGCTTCGCGGCCAAGTACGCCCTGCCCGCTGTGGTGAAGCTCGGAGGGTTCCTCAACACCTACGTGCTCCCCCCTGCGAAGACGGCTGGCGGAGTCCTGACGAACACCCTGATCCCGGCGGTCGTCACCACGGGCACCGCCCTGGCCGACGGCGTGGAATGGGTGCGGGAGTACGGGGCGTGGCTCATCCCGCTCGGCATCGCGGTGGGCGGCGTCACCCTCGCCATGACCGCGTCGTCCATCGCGACCGGCATCACCATCGGGGTGATGTCCGCCTACTCGCTGATGTCACGCGGCATCATCGCCGTCACTCGCGGGTGGGCGGCCGCCCAGGCGCTCCTCAACGGCGTCATGGCCCTCAACCCCATCACGCTCATCGTCATCGGCGTGGTGGCCCTGGGCGCGGCCCTCGTCGTCGCGTACAAGAAGTCCGAGACGTTCCGCAACATCGTCCAAGGGGTCTGGTCCGGCATCAAGGCGGGCTGGGACACCGTGTGGAACCAGGGCCTCAAGCCTGGGTTCGCCGGTCTCATGGCCGGGCTGAGCGCGATCGGCACCGCCGCGATGTGGCTGTGGGACAACGCCCTGTCGCCGGCATTCTCCGCGATCGACACCGGGGCGCGGATCCTCGCCACGGTCATCGGCGTCGTCCTGGTCATGCCCACGGTCTACGCGATCCGGGCCCTGGGCGCGGTGGGCATGTGGCTGTGGGACAACGCCCTCGGCCCAGCGTTCCGCGGTATCGGGGCCGGTGCCCTGTGGCTCTACAACAACGGGATCAAGCCCGCCGGGTCCGCAGCCGTCGCGATTTTCAAGGGCCTTGGCGCGGCCGGGACGTGGCTGTGGAAGAGCGTGCTGCTCCCGGCGTTCCGCGGTATCGGGGCCGGGGCCGGCTGGCTCTACCGGAACGCCATCAAGCCGCCCATCGACGCCGGGGTGACGACCTTGCGGGCGCTCGGCGCGGCCGGACGGTGGCTGTGGAAGGACGCCCTGATGCCCACGTTCCGGGGTATCGGGTCCGGGGCGACGTGGCTGTACGACAAGGGCATCAAGCCCCCGATCGACAAGGCGCGTTCGCTGGCCAAGAGCATGGGCCAGGCCTTCGAGGCCGGGGCCGATGTCATCGGCGACGCCATGAAGTCGATCAAGGACAAGGCCAAGAAGCCGGTCGCGTTCGTGATCGACACGGTCTACAACCGCGGGATCCGCGGCGTCTGGAACGAAGTCGCCGGCGCTTTCGGCGCCCCCAAGCTGGCCGCGTTCAAGGGCTTTGCGCGTGGTGGCGTGCTGCCCGGTCGTTCTTCCTGGCGGCAGGGCGACAGCCACCTCGTGCCGATGCGCCTGGGCGAGGGTGTCGCGGTGTCCGAGGCGATGCGCGACCCCTACGAGCGCAACCGCCTCCTGGCCGTCAACAAGGCGGCGATGCAGGGCAAGAGCCTGCGGCCGTTTCAGCAGGAGGGGTTCGCGAAGGGCGGGATTTTCGACTGGGTGAAGTCGACGGCGTCCAAGGGCGTCGACCTCGCCAAGAGCGGCATCGGCTGGCTCAAGGACGGGATGAAGGCCTCGGCCGTGGCCGGGCTCAACACGGTCGTGAAGCCGCTCCTGAACAAGATCAGCGGTTCGGCGTCGCTGTACCGGGACATGATCCGCAGCGTCCCGGAACGGATCATCAAGGAAATCGTCGGCTACTCCGGCAAGGCGGACAGCAAGCTGAAGGCCGCCGGCATCGGCGGCGGGACCTACAAAAAGGCCCTGTCCTGGGCCCGCACACAGAACGGCCTGCCGTACCAGTGGGGTGGCAACGGCAACCCGTCGTGGGACTGCTCCGGGTTCATGTCGGCGATCGAGTCCGTGATCCGCGGGCAGCACCCCCACCGCCGTTGGGCGACCGGCGCGTTCTCCGGTGCCACCGCCCCGTCCGGCTGGGTGCTGGGCGCCCGCTCACCGTTCCAGATCGGGATCACCAACTCCGGTGTGGGGCACACCGCGGGCACGATCAACGGGATCAACGTGGAGAGCAGGGGCGGGGACGGCGTGATCGTCGGCGGCAGCGCCCGCTCCTACAAGTCCAGCCTGTTCACCCACCGGTACGGGTTGAAGATCGGAGGCTACGCCGACGGAGGCCGGCCCCGGCGGGGAGAGATCGGGTGGGTCGGCGAGAACGGGCCCGAACTGCGCGTGTTCGACGGCAACAGCCGGATCATCGACCACGACACGTCCATGCGGGTGGCGTCTGCCATGGTCGGCGCCGCCACCGTGGGCGAGGGAGCCCGGGCGCTCAGAGCCCGAACGCCGGCCGCTGCGCTCAACCGGCCGGTCGTGCCGCGCGGACAGGCCCCCACGGCGGAGGCCGGGGACACGTACAACTTCTATCCCCGCACGCTCGACATGACGGTGGGCGACCTGGACGCGCTGCAGCGTCGCAAGGACGCCCAGGACCGGGCAGGGAGGCCACGGTAGATGCCCCTGATCACAGCACCGGCCCTGACACCGAACCCGGGCACACCGCCGGGCGGCGGGGGCACCCCGGTCCCGCTGCCCGGGGTCGGCACCGCCACCGCGTCCTACACCGACCCGACCGGAACGGTGTGGCCGCTGACGGACGAACTCGCGGGCTGGTTCACCCTCGTCGAGGGAGTGTCCGGGCTCGGGGCCGCCGCCTACACCCTCACCACCGACGCACAGCCGAGAGGAGGCGCACGGCTGCGGCACGCCCAGCCGCAGCCCCGCACGATCATCTGGCCCCTGCACGTCTACGCGGACACCCACCTGCAGTTCACCGAGCGGTGGCGGCAGCTGGCGACCGCGTTCACCAGGACGCTGCGCCGGGGCCGGGACGGGCGCCGTACACCGGGGACGCTGACGATCGCCCGCCCCGACGGCACCAGCCGCTCGGTGCGGGTCTACTACTCGGCCGGGTTCGAGGGCCAGGGCAAACGCGGCTCCGGGATCATCAGCGACAGCGTGGCGCTGGCCCTGTGGTGCGAGGACCCCTACTGGACCGACGCCGAGCCGGTCACCGTGCACCGGGAGACCGGGGCCCTGGTCGACTTCCTTGACCCGTTCCCGTCGGTGTCCTCCTCGCAGGTCCTCGGCGAGACGACGCTCACCAACCCGGGCGACGCCGTCGTCTGGCCGGAGTGGACGATCACCGGGCCCGCCTCCCTGATCACGTTCACGAACGAGACGACGGGCGAATCCTTCGCGCTGGACCCGTCGGAGGTCGGCCACGGGCCGCTCACCACCGGCGAACAGGTCACCGTCCGCACCGACCCCGGGCAAGTCCGTCTCCTGGACGGGTCACCGGACGGGGTCAACTGGTCCGGGGCCCTGAACTGGCCCGAGGCGGTCCTGTGGGGCCTGGAACCCGGGCTCAACGAGGTGACGTTCCAGCTCGACGGCAGCGGACCGGGCTCCGCCGTCGACATGCAGTTCCACCCCCGGCACGAGACCGCGTGAAGGGGGTGGGCGGTGGCAATCGAGCTCCTGGTCACGAACAGCGCCCTGGTCGTGCAGGGCGACCCGCTCGCCGGGTGGCGGGCGCTGAGCGCCGAGCAGCGGTTCAACGAGCCCGGGGCCGGGTCCGTGCGGCTGACCGCGTACCCGGAGGTGATGGCGCAGCTGCAGCCCGGGAACCGGCTCGTCGTGATCCGTGACCGGCAGGTGTGGATGGCGGGGCCGCTTGAGGTCCCCCAGGACTACGAGTGGGACCTGGAGGGGGCCGCCGACCCGGGCGAGGTCACCGTGTCCTTCAGCGACGACCTGGCCCGGATCGCCGGATACCTCACCTACCCGGAGCCCGCGAAGACGTGGGCGAACCAGACCGTCACGGCCGACCTGGTCCGGAAGGTCACCGCGAGCAGCGAGACGATCATCCGGACCCTCGTCAATGAGAACTGCGGGCCGGGCGCGATCACGGCCCGCCGTATCCCGCAGCTCGCTCTCGACACGGCGGCGGGGGTCGGCACGACCCGCACCCTGTCCACCCGCGCGGAGCCGCTCCTGGACGCGTGCCGCACTGTCGCTGTCCCCGACGGTGTCGGGTTCCGCACCCGGCAGGTGGGGGCGCAGATCCTGTTCGGGGTCTATCAGCCGCGCGACCTGTCCGGGTCGGCCCGGTTCAGTGCCGGCCTCGGCAACCTCCGCAAGGTGCGGTTCTCGCTGTCGGCGCCAACGGCGACGTCGGAGCTCGTCATGGGCGGCGAGGACCCCGCCCAGCAGGTCGGGGACGGAGAACCCGCCAACACCCGCTCCTACGTCGAGGTGACGTCCGGGGCACACGCCTCCTGGTACCGGGTGGAGAAGCTCGTCCAGTCCAGCGGGAAAACCGACGCGGACGGGGAGCTCACGCAGGACGGGGTCCTGGCCCTCGGCAACGACAACCCGCAGGCGAGCTTGTCGACGGAGACCGTCGACACCGAGGACCTGCAGGCCGGCCGCGACTACAGCCTCGGCGACAAGGTCAGCGTCGTGCTGCCCACCGGGCTGACCGTGCAGGACATCGTCCGCCGCATCACCCTGTCCGCCGAGTCCCCCGACACCGGCGAGAAGGTCACCGCCGTCATCGGCAACGGCGACACCACGACCAGCGCGTCTCTGGTCGGCACCGTGCGCCACCTGGCGTACCGGCTCGGACAGATCGAATCGAGAGGGAGGTAGACATGGCGCAGGCTTCCTGGCCCAGCCCAGCCCACAACGGCCGGGCCGTCACCGATGCCGAGTACGAGCAGCTGGCCGCCCGCTACTCGGATGACGGGGTCTACGGGACCCCGCTGGACCCCGCCACTGTGACAGCCGGGGTCGGGCTGAACGTCGTCGTCCGCGCGGACGTCTCGGCCAGTGTCCGCGGACACGCCTGGACGTCGGGCTCCACCGGCGACACCCTGCCCATCACCCCCAACTCGTCCGGGCAGACCCGCATCGACCGGGTGGTGCTGCGCCTGGACCGCTCCGACTGGACCGTCCGCGCCGTCGTCAAGGAGGGGACGCCAGGGGCGGGCGAACCGCCGACACTCACTCAGGACCCCGGCGACACAGGCGTGTGGGAGATCCTCCTCGTCGGCGTCACCGTGCAGAGCAGTGCCGGGTCCGTGACCGTGACCCGCGGCGAGCTGTATGTGGGCACGCGGGTGCGGCCCGCCCTGTCCTCGCACCGCAACATCGCGCCGGAGGTCGGGGAGCTGGCCTATGAGACGGACACCGGGCGCCTGAGCATGTACACCGGGTCCGGGGCCTGGGCCACCCTCTACGAGGACAGCCCCGAGGTGCCGCTCGGCGGCGGGTACTCGACGTGGGCCGACGAGGGCCAGGCCGTGGGCCAGCGCGCCGGGTCCGTGGTGTCCCTGCGCATCAGCAAGCGCAGGGTCAACTCCACGTTCAACGCCACCGACGCCGACGGGTCCAAGCTCGCCACCGTGCCGGGCTCGTTGAGGAACCCCCGCCGGAACCAGTACTTCGGCTGCACCTTTTCCAACGGGGTCACGGGCCGGGTCGAGGTCCGGACCGACGGCGGCATCTGGGTGCGGATGATCTCCGGCAACGTCACCGTCGGCCACACGCTGTCTCTGACCATGACCTACCTGCTGAACTAGGAGCCCTGACTGATGGCACGCTACGAATTCGGGGCAGGGCTCGCGGACTACGTGGTCACCCCGTCCGACGGACTGTGGGCGGTCGGCGCCGGAGCCAACGTGATCTTCTGGGACGCGCCGGAGGACGGCACCCAGTACACCGACCTGCAGGACGCGGCCGGCACCCCGATGACCTCGGTACGAGCCGACGAATACGGGGCACTGCCCCGCTTCTCCGGCCCCGACGGCGTCACCGGAATGTGGGCGGACGCGGGCGGCCTGGCCCGCGCATGGATGGAGGCCCACAACCTGCCGACCAGCGGCGGCGGCGCGGACGAATCGTCCACGGACTGGCTGAACATCCGCGACGACTTCGGGGCGGCGGGCGACGGGGTCACCGACGACGCGCCCGCGATCCAGGCAGCGATCGACGCGGCGAGCGAGGCCGGCGGCGGCACCCTCTACATACCGGCAGGCCGCTACATCCTGAACGCCGCACTCACCTGGGCGAGCAACGTCAACGCGATCGGCGCGGGCGACCGCGTGTCCATCCTCCAGGCGACGAACCAGAACCTCGACCTGATCACCGGCACGGACATCGCCAACGTGACGCTGCAGGGCCTGCAGCTGTCCGGGCCCGGCCGCGGGTACGGCAGCGCCGTCAGATTCACGCGGTTCTCGGCGCCGTCGACCGCGGGCATCACGCTGCGGGACGTGCTGATCCAGAGCTTCGGCGGCGACGGGGTGTTCTGCCACCAGCTCGCGTCCAGCGTGCTGCACCGGGTGCGGGTCCGCTCCTGCGGCGGGATCGGGTTCCACCTGCAGGCCCCGCAGGACACCGTCCTCGGCGGCGCATCAACGTCCCTGGTCGGCTGCTCGGCCGAAGGCAACGTGGTCGCCGGGTTCTGGCTGGACGGCATGTCCTACACCAGCCTGAGCGCGTGCGCGGCGCAGGGATCCCCGACGGGGTACCGGCTCGAGGCCTGCACGGGTGTGACCCTCACCGCGTGCGGCGCGGAGCAGTGCACGACCGGGCTCACGGTGTACGGGGGCAAGGGCGCGAACGCCCACGGATTCGTGACGGACGGGTCCGACGGGACGTCCGTGTGGGTGACCGAAGGGGCGGCCGGCGTCGTCCTGCTCAGCGTCACCGAGGTGGCTCCCGTGGCGGCGGCGACCGCGTGCCTGCGCACCGACACCGGCACGGTTACCACCGTCCTCGGCCTGACCGCCGTGAAGCCGAACGCGCTGGACGGCACGGTCAACATCCTCGACGCGTCCTAGGAGGACTCATGCCCGCCACGATCGCACCGCAGACCCTCATAGACCTCGGCCGGCAAGAGGCCGCGATCAAGTACCAAGAGGACTTCGTCAACGGACAGTGGTCCAACCTGACCAAGTACGCCAAGGAGACGCCGGGGATGGCGTCCTACGACGGACAGAGCTGGTGCGTGATCGGCCTGCTGTGGCTCGCTCACCGGGCGGGCGACATCAGCATCATGCCGCAGACCCCGACGTGCTCCGTCGCCATCACCACCTACCAGTCGTGGAACCGGTGGAGCTGGTACCCGGCCGTCGGCGCCCAGGTCATGCTCGGCAACTCCGGATTCGAGCACACCGGCCTGGTCTACGAGTTCACGTCCACTCAGATCCGGACCATCGAGTTCAACTCGAACACCAGCGGCAGCAGCGAGGGCGACGGCGTCTACCTACGGGTGCGCAACCGCTCCGACGCCGCCGTGTACGGCTACGGCTACCCCAAGTACGCCTCGCCCATGGTGACCGCCGACCCCAACTGGACGGACGACCCCGCACTGATCAAGACGTCGTCCGGCACCGCCCCCGCCTACGCGCCCTACCCCGGCCAGGACTGGTTCACGGTCGGCCGGACGTCGCCGCTCGTGCTCGCCGCAGCTAAGCGCCTCGTAGCGGTCGGTGCGGGTTCCTACAACCCGACCGCCGACATCGGCTCGGGCGACCTCAACGCCTGGAGCAACTGGCACACGACCCAGGGGTCACCGGGCGGCGCATACGCCGGCTACCCGAACGAGACGATCTGGCGCGCTCTGCAGGTGCCACACAGCCACTGACCACACCACTCGCCCACGCCCCTCGCCGACCCGGCAGGGGCCTTTTTCATGCCCAGGAAGGACTCACCCATGGGTGACACAGACCGGCCGATCCCCGAGCGGATCGACGACCAGGAGGAGCAGGCGCAGCACCTCGTACGGACCGGCAACGGCCCGACCGTTGACGACGAGCAGGCGCTGCTCGCGCAGGTGCACGGCGCCCCGGACATGGCCGGCTTCTACCCCGGCCCCGAGGTCGCCGTCGACGACGACGTCGACCAGGACGCGGCCGCCGATGACGAGCAGACCCCGAAGGGGGGCGCGTCCGCATGAGCATCGACAGCATGATCAAGGCGGTCGAGCGGTGGATCGGGACCGGCGAGCCGAACGCGATACAGACGTGGTACCGGCAGCGCAACGGCGCGGCGTACGGCTACAACTTTCCTTGGTGCAACGCCACGATCACCCGTGCCGCAGTCGAGTCGGGCGAGTACGAGGCGGTGTGTTTCGGCACCGACTACGCGTACACCGTGGCGCACGCGCAGCGCTTCAAGACAGCGGGCCAGTGGCACGCCGGGGCGAAGGGGATCCGGCGCGGCGACATCGTGTTCTTCGACTGGGCGGGCACGAACGAGATCGCGAAGGTCGACCACGTCGGCATCGTGACCGGGGTAAGTGGCTCGCGCGTCTACACAGTCGAGGGCAACACGGCGGACGTGTGCGCTCGACGAGTGCGCACCGAGGCGGAGATCGCCGGATACGGTCGCCCGAAGTACAAGCCGACGAGCAGCTCGTCGACGAGTGGCAGCTACACCATCAAGAGCGGTGACACCCTCGGCGAGATCGCCGCCGAGCACGGCACGACGGTCAAGGCGCTCGCAAGCCTGAACGGCATCAGTGACCCGAACCGGATCGCCGCCGGGAAGGTCCTGAAACTGCCGACCGGCACCGCGGCGACAAGGAAGGTCGTCAGCCTCGCGCGGCTGGTCGCCGCGATCAAGGCGGATGCCCCGAAGAAGGGCACGCCGGTCTCGTACGCGCCCGTCGCGTACGTCGAGGCGGCGCTCGTCGCCGAGGGGCTGCTCGCCGAGCAGTACGCCGACGGGCACGCCGGTACCGCGACCCGCAGCGCGTACGCGCTGCTGCAGCGGCGCTACGGCTACCGAGGCAAGGACGCCGACGGGCTGCCCGGCATGACGTCGCTCAAGCGGCTCGGCAAGGCGCACGGCTTCACCGTCGTCGCCTGACCCCTGCCCGGCCGCTGTCCGGCGGCCGGGCTCCATATCGCACGGAAGGGGGCCGGCCATGACCGGTCTGTTCATCTCCACCATGCGCACCGCAGTGCCGCTCGTCGCCGGGTGGCTGCTCACCCTCGCGGCGAGCGCCGGGCTCAACCTCGACACGACGGCAGCCACGGGAGCCGTGACGATCGTGCTCGCGCTTGCCTACTACCTCGCGTTCCGGCTCCTCGAACTCGTCGGACAGCGAGCGAACGGGACCGCTTTGCAGAACATCGCCGGAACACTGCTCGGGTGGGCGCGGCCGCCGCAGTATCCGAGGGTTGAGCTGCCTCTCGACCCGGTCGAGCCGAGCGCCTACAGGGGCGGCTCGACGAGCCTGTCGTGATGCGCGCTGCGCCGGGGCGTCTCGTCGGCCGCCCAGGCGCCGTGTCCACGCTGACCGCAGCCAAGGGCCCGGCGACTCCAGGCATCTGAACCACCCTCGCACCAGGAGGTACGCACGTGGACGCTGCGACGCTCGGCGCAATCGGTGTCATCGTCGTCGGGCTCGCAACGGCCACAGGCGCATGGATCGGGAAGCGTGGCGAGAACATGATCGGCGGCTACAGCTCGCTCGTCGACAACCTGCAGGAAGAGCGGGACAAGGCGCAGCAGAAGCTTGCCGAGAACGAGACGCGCCTCGCCGCGGCCTACGCGGAGCTGGCGGGCGAGCGTGCAGGGAAGGCTGAGCTGCTGGCGCAGATCAGTGAGCTGACCACCGAGAACGCCCGACTGCACGCGCGCATAGCCGAGCTGGGAGGAACCCCGTCGTGACGCACAGCAGACCGAACCTCCTGGCCCGCCGGTGGCGGTCGCTGGCCCTGACCGCTGTCCTGCTGGTGCTGTCCGGGGCTGTGATCCTGGTGTGGCTGCGCATTGAAGCCGAAGCGCAGCGCACTGCGAACGTGGCGGCCGAGGCGGACCGGCGCGGGGACGCGGTGTCGACCCTGGCCGGGGATGTGCGCACCCTCCGCGCGCAGATCGAGGCGCGCGGGGACACCCCGGCGGCACCGGACCCGGCGCAGGCGGTTGAGGATCTGCCGGCCCGGGCCGAGGTGCCCGTGCCGGTGCCGGGGCCGCCGGGTGCACGCGGGCCGCAGGGCCAGCCGGGCACCCCCGGTAAGGACGGGGAGGACGGGCAGCCCGGCGAGGACGGGGAGCCCGGCCCGGCGGTCACGGGTGCGCCTGGCCGTGACGGCGCTGACGGTACGGACGGCACCGACGGTGCGGACGGCGCCCGCGGGGAGAAGGGCGAGAGAGGGGAGGCCGGCGCGAAGGGCGAGCGTGGCCCGGCCGGTCCGCCCGGCCCGGCCTGCCCCGACGGGTACAGCCTCCAGCCACCGCCCGACGACTCGGACGCCCTGGTCTGCAGGCGGACGAGCGCGCCGTCCGAGCCGGACGACCCAGCCAGCACGCCAAGCCCGTTGGCGGCTGCTCTGGACCCCACCCGCCGCCAGTACCCGTGATCACCGCGCCCCCACCGCTACGGCGGTGGGGGCCTTCCTCATGTCCGCGATTGCTACGGAGAGTGAATGGTGTCCCCTTCCAGGTGAGACTCGCCGTTTCCCCCGCTAGGGTTCGTCTACTGGCAGCCAGTGGGGGGAAGAATCGTTGTGCATGCAACCCTGATAGCAGCAGGTCCACCAAGTGCATCACGTTATCGAGCAGACGGAAGGGGGTGAAAAAAATGAGCTTCCCCGTCGACCTGACAGCAGTTCTGACAGGAGCCTCAACATCGCAGCTCCACAGCTGGCGGCGCACAGGCCTCCTGGTGCCCGAGGCCCAGGAGAACCCCGTGAAGTACTCCTTCCGCGACGTCGTTGCCCTCCGCACCTTCGTCTACCTGCGAAGCCGTCTCCCCCTGCAGCGCATCCGTAAGGGGATGGACCAACTGCGCCGCTGGGACCTGACCGACCATCCCGCGTCGTATGTGCTGCGAACGGAAGGCGACACCGTTTACCTGCTTCAGGAGGAGCGCGCCATTGACCTGGTCCGTCACCCCGGGCAGGAAGTGCTCTGGAGCCTTGCCGACGTCTTCGCGCCCTTCGAAAACATGCAGGGCCGGGAGGTCGCTGATCTGCGGCGGCCCCGCCCCCACCTCGAGGTCCGCGAACAGCGGCTGGGCGGGTGGCCGACCGTTCAGGGGACACGAGTCCCTTACGACGCCGTTGCCAAGCTGGTCTCGGGAGGCGTGCCGCCGGCGGACGTTGCACGGTTCTACCCGACGGTTGGCGAGGGGGGCGCGACCGATGCGGCCAGCCTGCACCAGGAGGTTGCACGGATCGGAGGGAACGCTGCGTGAAGTTCTTCCTCGACGAGAACGAGAGCCCCGCGATCCTGCCTCCGCTCCAGATGGTCTTCTACGAGCACACGTTCCGGTCAGCGCATGACGAGGGACTATCCGGCGTGCTTGACACTGAGCTGATCCATACCGTCAGCCAGATGGGCTACGACGCGATCATGACGCAGGACAGCAACCAGTTGTCCAACCGTGGCGAGCGCGCCGCGCTGGTAGAAACGGGCCTCCACTGGATCGGACATAAACAGCCGGACGCCGAAGGACTGCTGTACGTCGTAAATTCCACTGCAGCCTATCTCGCGGCGATGCCCCACATCCTGCAGGAGATCAGCAACGTTACGGGGGCCCACTCCTTTCACGTACGCAACCTGCCTCTGCTCAAGGGGCAACGTGTTTCAGTGAACAGGCTCAAGTCCTAACCTGCACCAGCGGCCCGCTCAGCTTCCCGCTGGCCCCGCCCCCCCGCCAGTACTCCTGAAGCACCGCCCCACCGCTACAGCGGTGGGGCCTTTCGTCATGCCCCGCCCCGGGCGGCGGCGAGGTGCGCCGGACCGGTGGCGTGTTTCTTGATCGCCGGTCTACCGTCGGTCGTGCCCCGGCCACTTGCGGTCGGGTCCACGAACGGGAGGGGACGCACATGGCACGCACGCTGCGGATGCTCGGCACCAACTCGAAGACCGGTGAATGCCCGACCCTTTACGAGGACGTCGACAGCGGGGAGATCCTCGTCCAGGGGTACACCGTCACCGACCCCGAGGTCCTCGCGCAGATGGCCAACCCGCTCGAAGGGGAGTCGCTCGTCGTCGTCGACCGCGCGCTCCTCATCAACTTCGCCCCCAAGGAGTGACGTTGGACGTCGTACCCGCTGCCCAGATACTCGCCTTCTTCCAGGGCGGCTTCGAGCACACCGCGTGGCGGCTGGAGACCCGCCGGGAGTACGCCGCAGACCAGGCCAGCGAGGAGTACAAGGAGTTCCTAAAGGGCGTCACGCCGCCGCTCGACGACGACGGCCCGTGGTTCACCAACGCCCGGGCGCAGACGGCTGACGGGCGGCGCATCGAGCGCGTCCGCCTGGTCGACGAGCCGCCAACGGACAACCAGCGGTACCTGCTGGCCACCACCCCCAGCAACATCGCCGCCGGGGAGGACATCCGCTACATGCACCGCTCGAAGGCGGCCGATCTCGGCCTCGCGGACACGGGCGACTTCTGGCTGTTCGACTCCCGAGTCCTGGCGCGCTTCAACTGGGCCGATGCGGAACGCCGAATGGAGCTGACGACCGACCCGGAGCAGGTGCTCCGGGCGTGCCAGGTCCGCGACGCGGCCTGGCACTATGCCGTCCCGTACGAGGAGTTCATCAGCCGGGTACCGTCCCCTATGTGAGCACCGACTTCCAGCGCGCCCGGGTCCTCCTCGGTGTGCGGCTCCGCGAGCTGCGCACCGAGGCCGGGCTGACCGTCCGCGACTTCGCCGCCCGTTGCGGGTGGGCCCCGTCGAAGGTCTCGAAGCTGGAGAACGGGAAGCAGACCGCTGCTGTCGCCGATCTCGACGCGTGGGCGGCGGCGGTCGGGCAGCCCGAGTGCGCCGCCGAGCTGCACGGCCGCCTTGCCGGGCTGGAGTCCACGTACCGGTCCTGGCGCCGCCAGCTCGCAGGCGGGCACCGCGCCGTGCAGGACGCTCTCGGCGCACAGCACGAGAGGACCACTGTGTTCCGCGGATTCAGCGCCGCCGTCATCCCCGGCGTATTTCAGACCCCCGAGTACGCGCGCAGCGTCCTCACCCGGTACGCCGAGCTGCACGGCGTGACCCGCGACATCGAGGGAGCGGTCGCTTCCCGGATGCGCCGGCAGGAGGGGCTCTACCGGGCGGGCCGCCGGTACCGGGTGCTCGTCGCCGAGGCCGCCCTGCACACGAGGATCTGCACCCGTGCTGTCCTCGCCGATCAGCTGGACCGGCTGATGTCCGTGAACGGGCTGAGCACCGTGGAGCTGGGCATCATCCCGCTCGCCGCCGATGTACGGATCGGCGTGGGCGATGACTTCTGGATTCACGACGACCGCCTCGTCATCGCGGAGACGTGGCACACGGAGATGTGGCTGGACTCGGCGGACGACATCGCCCTGTACGCGAAGGTCTGGGACGGGCTCGCCGACGGTGCGGTGACGGGGCGGGCGGCGCACGCCGTGATCGCTCGCGCGCGGGCCGCGATCGGCTTCTGAGAAACCCTGAGCAACAGCTGGGACCGCCGGAGAAACAGCGAGAAACACGGCGCGTTCCGAGAAACAGCCTTCTCTACGGTCTGAGAACCACTTCGACGACCCGGGAGGCGGCCGTGCCCGTACGCCAGTTACCGCCGGTCAACGACACGCTCGAACAGCAGCAACGGGGTTGGGCGTGCATCTGGTGCAGGACCTGGCTCCCCGTCGGCCTGAGCACCGACCTCGGCCAGCAACGCGTGATCCCCGAGACAGGCGCCGCCTACCTCTGGTTCCCGCGCGAGTGCCTCAACACGGCCGCCTGCGCCGAGCGAGAGGCCACCTTCCGGTGACTGCCGTCGACGACCAGCGCACCAGGACGTACGGATCTCCCGAGTGCCGGACTGCGGCTGTCGCCGACTGGGACGAGGGGCACGACCTGTGTGCGGGCAATACGAACGTCACCGCAGCCGGCCGCATCGTCGAACAGCTGCACTGCGGCTGCATCTGCCACGAGCTCCCGCCCCGGCCGCCCACTCCCTGCCAGGACAGCGGCCGAGACGGGTCACCATCCACCAAGCAGGACGGAGGCACCACCATGCGTACCACCCCCTCCCGCCCCAGCACACCCCCCGGGCGGCGCCCATGACGACCACCGCCGTGTCGCCGACCGCCGTCACCACCTGCGAGGCCTGCTGGACGGAGCCGGTGGAGGGCGTTCGCGCCACCGCCAGCGGAGCGGATCTCCTCTGCCAGCCGTGCGCAGTGGGCGGGTACCCGCGGCGCGTCGATCTGTTCCCACCGTTCGGTATCTATGGGCTGACTGCGCGACGGCTCGAGATGGGGAAGCACGGCGGCGGCTCCCCGAAGATGCCGCCCGACCCGGGCCCCCCGCTGCCGCACCCACCGCCCACTCCGACGCCTGGGCGGCCCCCGGTGTAGAGGGCTATCGAGTGCCCGACGGCCATATTCGTCCGCTCGAATGACTCTCTGGCATATGCCATTGCCGAGACGTGGCTGCTACACGCATCGTGTGGACGGCCACCCCCAGCGGGCGCGGCAGGCACCCTCGCGCGAGGTATAGCCGCTCCGTCCAGATGACGGGTCGCGCCCACGCTGTCCCGGCAGGCCCGTACGCCTGCCGGGGCGGCACCCTTGTGAGTGAGCGAGATGACGCCAAACTTCCAGGAAATTTAGGCCAAGCGCCTTTCCTTAGTTTGGTCCGGAGCCACCTGCAATGACGCAGGTCAGCACATCGCTAAACCTCGTACACCTTCTAAGCGCTTGGCCGCAGGTTCGAGTCCTGCCGGGGGCGCACCGAGCGCACGACCGTGAGGCCCTCCGCCCAGGAGGGCCTTTGGTCGGTCAGGGGGACGGTAGCGGGCCCGGCGTCATGACGGCGTAAGCGATGAGTCCGGCCTCACCGCACATCCCGGCGCCGGAGCAGCACGAGCGCCCCGAGCGTGAGCGCCGCGGTGTACGCGGCGACCAGGAGCAGGGCGGGCAGCGGCTCGCCCTGCGCGTGGCGGCCTTCGGGCAGCAGGCACCCCTGACGAGATGGGCGAGCGCACAGGGGGCCAGGGCGAGGACGTACAACACGGTCGCCACCAGCGCGGCCTTGGCTGCGAGGACCGTGGAGCGGCGGGGGCGGGCCGCGAACGTCGTCCGGATGGTGCCGCTGCTGCACTCCACCGCCACCACCAGCACGTCCGCGACGATCGGCGGCAGCGCCCGCATCCGGGCGCCCCAGCGCTCCAAGGTCATCGCCCCCTCACGGTAGGAGGCACGGCGTCCGGCCGCATACGCCGACGGGAGCAGGGCGATACACCCGGGATCCACACCCTTCGAGCGGGAGTTCGGGCGCACTCGGACGGGAGTTCGGGTGCGATGAAACCTTCGGCCCGGCGGGACGTTCATCAGGGCATGGAAACGGGCAAATCGATCGTGTGGGCTCCGAAAGCGGAATCTCTTCCGCGGCACCGGACCCCGCTTCGCCCCGCCCCCTCACCCCCGGCCGGCCTCCGCGGCTCCCTGCCGCCGTCCGTCCGCCCCCTCCCGCCGTCACCCCACCCGAGCGCCTGCGTACAACACGCACCATCAGGGAAAGGAGCGCAGCGATGGCGACGCCGCTTTCCGCCGACAAGCTGCTCAAGGCCCTCCGCGCCGAAGGACTCCACGTCCTCGAACACCGGAGCTGGCGAACCAACAACCGGAATCACAAGGGCCCCTGGGGCCCCACGCACGGAGTGATGATCCATCACACCGTCACCTCGGGCACCGCATCCTCCGTCGAGCTCTGCTACGACGGCCACTCCGCCCTGCCGGGACCGCTCTGCCACGGCGTCATCGCCAAGGACGGGACCGTCCACCTCGTGGGGAACGGGCGGGCGAACCACGCCGGGCTCGGTGACGACGACGTCCTGCGCGCCGTCATCGCGGAGAAGGCGCTGCCCCCGGACAACGAGGCCAACACCGATGGCAACCGGCACTTCTACGGCTTCGAGTGCATCAACCTCGGGGACGGGAAGGACCCCTGGCCGGCGGCCCAGCTGCTGGCGATCGAGCGGGCCGCCGCAGCGGTCTGCCGGGCGCACGGCTGGTCGCAGCGCTCCGTGATCGGACACCTGGAGTGGCAGCCGGGCAAGGTCGACCCGCGCGGCTTCACGATGAACTCGATGCGTACCCGGATCGGCAAGCGGCTGGGCGGCCCCCCGGACGGCCCCTCCCAGCCGCCGAAGCCCCGGTACGAGCCGTTCCCGGGCTCCGCGTTCTTCAGGGCCGGCCGGAACAGCGCCGTCATCACGGCGATGGGCAGGCGTCTGGTGGCCGTGGGCTGCGGCCGGTACGCGGTGGGCCCCGGCCCGTCCTGGTCCGAGGCCGACCGGAAGTCGTACGCCGCGTGGCAGCGCAAGCTGGGCTACACGGGCGGCGACGCGGACGGCATCCCCGGCAGGAGCAGTTGGGACCGGCTCAAGGTGCCCAACGTCTGA